ATCTGCACGCCTTCGCGGAAGAGACCAAGCGCGACCCGAAAGAGCTGATCGTCGTCAACCGGCTCAAGACGCCGGACGCGCGCGAGGCGCGCAAGCGGGCTCATACCAAGCTGACGCAGCTCGACCTGTTCGACCGCGAAGAGACCATCATTTGAGCGAGTGGAAAATCCAGCACCCGGTGCCAAGGTATCGCGACCGCAGCACATTCGCTGAGCGCAAGAAGGAGCGAATAAAAATGACCGAAGACGAAGAAATGCGCAAAGCGCTGGAAGCTGACGGCGAGAAGCTGCGCCAACTCACAGGCAAAGATCATGGACCGTTTCAGGAGCGGGACTACGCGAGCGAATTGGCATTGTGCGAGCGCTACAAGACGAGCAATACCATCCTGCCGCAAGAGTTGGCCGTCCTTCGCGACACCGTCGCTTACTTGCGCTCCTTCGCCCAGCAATACCCCGATGCTCCCGGCGATTCATTCGCCGCAAAGATGCGGAGCCACTCGCAAGTGATCGAGGAGCTGGTCGAGCGTTTCGAGGCGCAGCCATGAGATCAGCTATCGCGTATGGCAGCACCAAGCTGGAAGCCGGACGCTTGCGTTACGGTGAACTCGCCAGCAATACCGGCGACCTCTTCGGCCTGTTCAACATCATGGGACCATGCGGTATCGAGCTGCGCATCATGTCGAGTGGCACTGGCCCGGAGGCCGATGGTTGGGAGCATGTCTCGGTCTCGACCATCAGGCGACCGCCCAACTGGCAGGAGATGAACTGGGTCAAAGATATCTTCTGGGACGAAGAAGAGATCACGATGCAACTGCATCCGCCAAAATCAGCCTACGTCAACCACCATCCGTACTGCCTCCATATCTGGAGGCCGCTCAACGAGGCGATCCCGTTGCCTCCGGTGTGGATGGTTGGGCCGAAGTAGGATTGCGCTGTAGGCCATAATGGCATAGAGACCACCAACCCGGCGGGGGCGCTGGGTCCAACAGAAAGGGAAGTTATGTTTAAGGTCGAATTTTTTGTAGACGACAAGAGGCTGGGAGCTGCGCTCCTCGCCCTCGTCGGAATAGCCCATGGTCAACCCGGCGTCGTGCCGGTCGTCAATGCCAAGCTGAACGGTCACAAGGTCGTCGCGGTGAGCGATGGCTCGTCGCTGGAGCGTTTTGCTGCGGTGCTGAAGCCGCTGAAGGGCAAGAGCATCGTCGCTGGCGACATCAGGCCGATGATGAAGTCTCTCGGCATGCAGCCATCGTCGCGCGGCTACCTGACGAAGCAGGCGGTAAAGGCTGGTCTGCTCAAGAAGAGCGGCAGCGGCTCGTCCTCAAAGTATCTGGTGATCTGATGGCAGCGATCTACAAAAGCTACGTCTTCAAGACTAAAGACCCGGCCATCGATGAGCTGCGCACCGTGATCGAGGACCACTTCGGCCGCCGCATCACCAAGAAGGATTGCAAGACGCTGGCTGACGACGGCGGGCCGAAGGCTGGCACGATGAACGGCTGGTTCTTCGGCAAGACCCAACGCCCGCAAAGCGCGACGCTGGAGGCTGCCGGTCGAGCTGCCGGATTCAAGCGCCAATGGGTCAAGCTGAACGGAAAGGGAAAGTGATGGCAAATTTCGGACAGCCAACCAAGCCGATGGCGTTCCCAGAATCCGACGAGGCGTTGCTTCAGGAGCTGGACGCGATCAGGGCAAGCCTGTGCAACATCCAAGCGAACTCGCTCAACCTCGCGGTGCGAATCGTCAACATCATGGACGAGCTGAAGGAGAAAAATGATGGCCGGGTTTGATCCTGAGAAGCTGTCGAAGGGCCTCGCGAATCTCGAAAGGCATTTCAGCGACATGCCGCTCGACTACCCGGAGGCGCACATGGGCCTGATCGACGCCCTGCGCAATTACATCCGCACCGACGAAGCCCTCGCGCGCGATCTGCTCAACGAGGGCAGCATCACGCTCAAGCAATACGACGCGGGCAATTTCGCGATCCAGCCGATGCGCCTGATGCTGGCTGATCTGGAGAAGCATGAGATCAACCCGACGCTGGGCCTGAAGGAGCGGCGCTGATGCAGCGGGCGGTGAAGGAGACCTTCATGGTCCGCCGTCTGCAGGAGACCGCCAAGGGCAGGGCCAAGAACGGCGCGACCGGGACCGCCGCCTGCGGCAAGATCGCCGTGGCTTGGTATCCCGGTTGCCAGCGCTTCGCTTGGTTCGATGAAAATGGGGCCATCACCAAGCGGCTGGCGATCAAACTACTGGAAAATCAGGGGAAATAATTCTTTCCCCATGGGCTTGACGTGTAGGCCATAACGGCCTATATCCTCTCTTGAAAGAGAGGAGTTACCCAATGGCTCGTAAAGACATCCACCGGCCCTCGGCCATCGAACCCGCCGACTATGAGTTTGTGGCGTTCGACTACTTGCCCAGCTCGCCCGGTGACATCGGCGCTGCGATGTTCCTGATGGAAGAACGCAAGCGGAAGGCCGCCCATATGGAGAAATCCGGCGGCTACTACTCCAGCCATGAACACGGCGGCAACTGCTACATCTGTGGCGCGCACTGCGTCTACTCCGCGTCGTTCTATCACGCCAAATCCAACCGTTACATCAAGGCTGGCCTCGACTGCTCCGAGAAGCTGGAGTGCGAAGGCATCGAGGCGTTCCGCAAGAACGTCAAGAAGGCGCTGGAAGCCAACGCCGGAAAGCGGAAGGCGGCGGCGCTGCTTGAGAAGGCCGGTGTGGCCAAGGCATGGGCGCTGTGGGAATCGGAGGCGGCATATCGGAAGGCCTTCGCCGCTGAACACAAGGCTTGGCTGGAAGCCAACGCCGATGCTGAGCCGGACTACTACGGCAACATCGCGGGCGCTCCCAAGTACAACTGGGGCGGCAAGGACGAGATGATCGTCCTCGACATGGTGTCCAAGGTCATCAAGTACGGCAACCCGCCGTCTGACAAGGCGCTGGGCTTCATGAAGGTCTTGCTGGACCGGATCGAACGGGCTCCTGAGATCGCGGCTGAAAAGGCTGCAGCCAAGGCGGTCGAGCTGGCCAACTCAAAGCCGGTGCCGGTGGTCGAGGGTCGCGTCCTGATCGAGGGCGAAGTCCTGAGCGTGAAGCTGAAGGAGAGCTTCTACGGTTCGGTTCTAAAGATGCTGGTCAAGAACGCGGATGGCTGGAAGGTCTGGGGTTCAGTCCCGGCGGCCATCGATGCGGTCGAGAAAGGCGACAAGGTCTCGTTCATGGCCAAGGTCGAAGCCTCCCCGGATGATCCGCTGTTTGGTTTCTTCAGCCGCCCGTCAAAGGCCAAGCTGATCAAGAAAGAGGAGGTGGCGGCCTGAGCCGTCACCAGAAAGGGAAACGACGATGACGTTCTATGATTACGAGCTGGGCTATGGCCGCGACGGAAGCTGGCATCTGGTCCTCTGCGCTGGCGGCAAGCCGCTGATGGGCGGGAGCTACTGCCGCGTCTCCAAGGCCGGTGACAATTGCTGGGTCCGCAAGACGTGCTGGCGCGGTGCCAAGGGTGGCATCCGTTACCTGAGCTACGCCAGCGAAGCCGAAGCGCTGGAAGCTGGCATCAAGTGGGCTCGCCGCCGTGAGCGGGCCGACGAGCTGGAGATGGCGGCATGAAGATCACCATTTCAAAGGACGGTCTGAAGCGCTTCACCATCAAGACGGAGCTGCGGATCGACGCCGAAGCCGCCGCGACCTTCCTGACAGTCAGCGACCTCGACGTGCAAAACAAGACGCCGATGGAGTTCGCTGGCCAGATGGTTAGCAAGCCAAAGCGCGAGCTGCTCGATGAAATCCGAAAGATGGCACAGCGGTACGGCGACGAAACCCCGTTCTACCGGGTGGGTGATGACGGCCTCTCGGAGCATCGCGACGCGCTGGCGCGAGGTCTGCGCTCGCTGTGGGGGATCGACTGATGACGAAGCCAGCCCCAACGCTGGCCGACAGCCTGATCCGCGAATGGTCGCGCCCGCATTATCGGCATATCGATCCCAACAACTGGCTGGCGACGCACATCGTGCAGGCGCGGAAGTTCGTTCTCGACAAGTCGATGTCGGCGTTCATGGCGGACCTGTCCTATGTCAGTCTCAACGCCGCCCATACCCAACCCAAGCGCCGCGAGCTGGTCGAGGGCATGCGCAAGCTGGCCCGGTTACCACACGCCGCGACATGGATTGAGTACGACAAGCGCGAACACCGACGCCGCGTCAAGGAGTTTTACCATCCAGAGATCGACGCCTCCCCGGACGCGGTCCCGGACTATTCCGGTTGGTTGCTAATGCAGCACCCGAAGCTGGAGACGGCATTCATGTCGATCCACTGCACCTCGCATTCATGGGACGCGCGGGACGCGCGCACCGACAAGCCTAACTGCAGCCAGTTCGCCGTCGCGTGGACGTGCGACGACGGTGTGCCGCCTTGGCCGCGTGACCCCCACTACCATCGGGACCATGACGCCCGGATCGATGACACCGACAAGCTGTTGCGCTCGACGCCAGCGGGCATCCTGACCGGCGTTCTGGAGTATCGAACCGACACCGTGTCGGTGATTCCAAACCCGCATTTTTCGAAGATGGCCGTCGAGGCCTACACCCGGCTGGGCGAAAAGTACTTCAACCCGCTGGGCGAGTTGGCGCACGATCTGCGTTATCTCTGGAGCCTGCTCGCGACCATCAACGATCTGCCGACATCGCTGGCCGAAGTGAAGCAGGATCGCGGCTACGTCTCGCGCGGGCGCTACAGGAAGTTCAGCGACCACACCGTGATCTCTCTGACGGTCCCGGCCAAGCGCTACGCCACCGTTGCCAAGCGGGCCATCGCCATCGCGCGCAGGCGCGGGCATCAGGTCAGGGGGCACTGGCGCAAGGATCGTTGGCACCCCGGCGAGCGCATCTGGATCGCAGAACACGTTCGCGGCGATACGTCGATTGGATTTGTCCTCCACGACTACACGGTCGAACACCCTGTGGATAAGCCCGGAAATTCCACTTGACGGTAGGCCGTAATGACCTATATGATGATCATAACAACTGGAGAAAAAGAGACCATGACTGAACAGAGTTACCTACAGATCGACGGCAACGGCAAGGTCGTCAGCTACGTTGGCCCCGAAGCCACCGAAGCGTTCCGCGCCATCGCCATCGCCCACGCGCTCAAGCTCTATGCCAAGTGCGGCATGAAGGTGAACCGGGCCTACACGCCAACCCGGATGCTGGCGGTCGCGTCGAGCATGACCGGCAAGACCTACAAGCGCGGCCAGTACGCGCTGGCGGGTGAAGACCTCCAGAGCTGGGCCGACGCGATCAAGGCGTCCCTTCCCATCGTTGGACCGGAGGGTGCTGACCATGACCGAAACTGAGCGCCACCAAGACATCACCTCCAAGCATCTGGAGGCGGCGATGCTCGACCAAGTGGTCGCGGGCACCTTCACCAAGCCATACGCCTTCGTCGCGGTCGTCGCGGAGCCCGGTTGGGTATTGGGCGTCGCCGTCGCCAACGAACGCGGCTACAACCCGACAGGCAAGACATTCGACACGGAGCTGGAAGCCCGCGAATGGGCGCAGGGGCTCAACGAGCATATCGGCTGGACCGACGACGAGGTAATGCGGATCGTCATCTCGACCATGGGCGGACAGCCCTACGAAAGGAACGCGAAGTGAAGAAGCCAGCGAAGAAGAACAAGGCGAAAGCCGTCAAGAAGACCAGCAAGAAGAAGCTACCGGAGAAGGAGGGCTACGGACTGCCACTGCTCTGGCAGCGGAAGCCGACGAAGCTGCGAGCTGAACTGAAGCGAAGGCGGCAGGCGAAGAAGGACGCGGCATGATCATGTCCACCATGGACCTGAAGGAGCTGATCACGTTTGCCAACGCGCAGGCCGAGACGATCTTCCGGCGCACCGGCCAGCTCCTGCCGATGTGGCACGCGATCAAGGCGGACGGCGAGCAGATGATCATCCCGTCGCCGTGCGAGGACAAGGACATGGCGGTCGGGCTGATCAAGGCACTGTTCGAACTTGAGAGCGTCGAAACCTTCGTGTTCATGTCGGAGGCGTGGGTGCTTCACGCGGGACCGGACGCAGACCTCGACGGAATCAACCGCCGTGGCCTGTCTGAGCATCCTGACCGGCGCGAGGCGATCATGTTCGCGGCCGAGAACCGCGACGGCGAGGAGCAGACCGCCCACCGCTTCATCCTGCGGCCTGAACACGGCAAGGCCAAGCTGTCGCCGCTCAGGATGGACGACATGGCGAACAGAACCAGCGAGGGCCGAATGGTCGGACTTCTACAGAGGAGGAAGTGATGGTGGACCTAGAAGAGCTGATCAGAGCGAAGCAGGACAAGTTGCGCGGACGGCCCGAAGACTGGATCGACCGCTTCGGCTACTGGCGGCGGCGCATCGACTGGGCCACGGTCTTGGTTATCGCCGCGCTGGCATTCACCACCATCACTCTGATGACAGTCGCCGCGTCGGCGCAACAGTCGCCGCCCAACCGCGCCCGCTACTACTACGGCGGCGAGCCTCACGTCGGCCCCGCGTCACAGGCAACCATGTACGACGCCAGCGGTCGCAACGTCGGTCGTTCGTACACACACAGCGACGGCGCGACGACGATCTACGGCAACGATGGCCGCGTCATGGGTCGGGCATCGGTCGATAGCCAAGGCACCACCACCTTCTACGATGCAGGCGGGCGCGTGACCGGCAGAGCCGTACCGGGAGGCCGCTGATGTTCGTTGTCTCACACGCGGGCTACCTGTACGGCCCGCACGACACCGCCAGCGATGCCGCCGACTTCGCGGAGACCGCCCAACTGCAAGGCCCATGGCACATCGTGAAGCTGAGCCAGCTCACCGTGGCCACCCGCGACAAACCACTCACCCCGGCCGAAGCGCAAGAGGTCAAGACGATCTGGAGCAAGCTCTATGGCAAATGACCGAGAACGCGAGCTGATCGACGCCATCACGCGCGATCTGGTTAGCAAGGGCCTCCTGATCGAAGCTGGATGGGTCGGACTGCGCATGATGTCGATCCCGAAGGACGCGCCGAAGGATCAGCTCGATGAGATGCGCAACTCATTCTTCGCTGGGGCTCAGCATTTGTTCGCCTCCATCATCGGCATCATGGACGCGGATCGTGAGCCGACAGCAAACGACATGAAGGCCATGGATGATATCAATCGCGAGCTGCAGAGATTTATCAACGACTACAGCGCGAGACATTTACCGACGAGCGGGAGCGCCTGATGCAAGTCAAGATTCTGGAGGTCCGCGACCGGGGCACGTTTATCCCGCTGCTCTGCATCGACATGAACCCGGCGCTCGATTTTCGTCTCGATGCGCTGCTCAAGGAGGATGGTCACAACGAGGCGCAGCGCTACTATCTGCGCCGCTGCGGCTACCCTTGCGACGGTCGGCCGAATATCGGGGTGACGCGACTGTCCGCCAATGGCGATCCGTTCTGGAACGATCCCTATGGATGGAAGGGCCGCACCATGCCGGTCGCGCACAATTACATCATCGAGAACTGGGAGGAGATTCGCGACGGCGACGTGATCGACGTTGAGTTCATCCTTGGCGAGACGACTGTCAAGAAAGTGTCGGAGCGCCATGGCTAGTGAGGACTGCATTGCGGTGGCGGCGGTCGCGGTGTTCGCTGCGGTCCTGCTCGTCATCGCGTTTTTTGTAATGGGGCAAGCATGAGAGATTTCAATCGGTGCAAGGTTTGCGGCAAGTACGACTGGCTCGACACGCACAAATGCGCGCCGGTCTGGGAGGCGCGTATCCACACGACGAAGTGGGAAGAGGACTGGACAGAGGTTCACGCCACCGACGCCGAAGAGGCCGCCGAGAATTTTTGCGAGAGCTACGACCGCGATGGTGAATATAGCATCATCAGATCAGGCGATGCGGAAGTCGAGGTGCGCAGGCCGGGTGGGGACGCGGTGACGATCTTCGATATCACGGCCGAAACAGTGCCGCATTATAGCGCGCGGGAACGCAAGTCATGACTGAAGACGACCGCATCGAAGAGCTAGAGAGCGCGCTGTACCGTATCGAGGCATGGAGCAGGGCCTACCCGCTCGACATCTTCCGGGAGCCGGATTGGCACAAGGCGCGCGAGCTGTTGGAGGCTGGCGGCATTACGCTGGACTCCGTCAGTGCGGCCTGCATGCGCCACGTCATCGAGGGTGTCGGCAAGATCGCGCGAGAGGCGCTGTGGCCGCCGCAAAAATAATTTGCCTCTAGACAGTCGTCACTTTTTTCGCGCGCATGTCCGATGTCGCGCGCATCTCGATCTACGTTTTCCGTGTCAACAAAAATCTTTTGCGACGATTGAGCCTAGCCCGCTAGAAGCGATGTGGGACTTTTCGGCCTAAATCCAAATCTCAGCATTTTCGATTTGCTATACTATGCGTGTCGGTTGGATGAGCCACCCGGCAGGCTGTTTGAAATGTAAATCAGAAAGAGAGGACTGCCATGGCTGCAAAGCCAAGGAAGAAGAAGCTCGACTGGAAGCCCTACCCGAAGCACGACGGGCTTGATGTCGGATGCAAGGTCTCTTGGTATTACTACAAGAACCAAGAGGACGCGATTGCAGCGGCGCGAGCCGCTGAACACAACGCGATGATCCAGTCGTACCTCGGTTACGATTTTGGATACTGCTCGCCCGGTTCAATCGAACCCGCCTTCAAGGACTCGGAGTTCGCGGGAATGTACCGGGTCTGCATCCCGTAAAAAGCGAACGGCCCCGGACGTGAGCCCGGAGCCGCACCTTGGAAAGGATACCCCGCGCCGGGGAAGGATGAATAACCCGGCGCGGGGCTTTGCCCTGCAACAGCAATCGGAGACTTAGCACATGACGACGATCAAAGCATGGACAAACGCCAACAAGCTGATTGAGTGGAACTACGACGAGGCGGCCGACGCCAAGGCGCTCTGGATCGCAATCGTGAAGACCGGCCGTGCCCCGGACACCGGGGACGCCCTGAGCAGGGCCTACCTGTGGGGACCGGCCCGGAAGCGGGGTGAAGGTCCAGACAAGGCATGGGCGGCCTGACCTAGCCAGCCTCGCCTGTGCGTCGGCCGGGGGTGGGAGCTATATCCCCCGCTCCCGGTCTTTTTCAGCGCATCAGCGGGCTTCCTATGGGATCGACCATGCCGGGGTCGCCGCCGTGCCCCTTACAATATTACCGCCGCTCCGGTTTCTGCCGGGGCGGCATTTTTTTTGAAAAGAATCTCCCCGGACCCCTTGCGGTGTAGGCCATAACGGCCTACATCATTGGTGTCGGCGGATGGGTCCGCCCCGGAGAGCCCCCATGTCCTATGCCCCCTACAGCGCCTGTCTGAAGAAGCTGGTCTTGGGCTGCTTCAAGTCCGCCAGCGGTGCCTACTTTGAATACTCCAAGCTGGAAGAGGGCGAGTTCGTCCCGTTCCCCGGCTACGAGATGAAGGTCTGGTGCGGCCCGTTCGAAGAGTGGCGGTACGCCAAGGTGGTCGCCTCTCGGGCCTACGTTGTGGTCGAGGAAGGCGCGGCCGGTGAGCCGGTGGTCGAGAAGTGGGTGATCAAGTCCCACAAGAAGTACTCGGTCGCCTGAAACATTTCGTGATTGCGAGCCCCTTGTAGTGTAGGCCAGAACGGCCTACATACAGGTGGTCGGAAGAGAGAGAAACAGGAGAGATTGAGATGTCAGCCGGTTCGAAAAAGGTTTGGGTTGTCTACCACGTCGCCTCCACGATGGAGGAGAAGGTCTACAAGTCGGAATACGCCGCCAAGAAGCTGGCCGCCAAGCTGAACGAGAAGGAAGCGAAGTGGTCGAAGAAGGAAGGCCCCTACTACGCGGTCGCTGAGATGAGCGTCTACAAGTCGAGCGTCGTCTACATGGTCGAGAAGATCAACATGATGTCCGGCCTGAAGTACTGGGAAGCCAGCAACACGCCCGGATACTGCTCGCCCGCGAGCGAGGCCTACTGGTCGATGTGACGAAGTCCGGGGCGGTTCGCCGCCCCACCAACTCGGGAGAGTGAAATGGCAATGAAGTTTTTCTGGTCGAAGTGTGAGGCTGCGGTGTTCGCGGCGTTTGCGAGCGGTGTGCTGTCGGTGTGCGGCAACGGCCGGTTCAAGGTGGAATGGAAACTGGAGGCCGCGTGATGCTGGCACCATGGATGATCTGGGATTTGGAACGCGAGCGCGAGCGGAAGGAGCGCGAGGCCGAAGTGGGTCGCGGGCTCTGGCTCCCGGTGCCGCCGCCCCCGGCGGATGAAATATTTCGTGATGACGAGCCCCTTGCAGTGTAGGCCATAACGGCCTAGATAAGGGTGGTCGGAAGGGACTGGTTCGAAGCGTCCAGTTTGGACGGAGAAGTGAGCCGGTCCCTGTTTCGGGAAACAGGAGATTGAGATGCCGAAAGACCTGATGAGCTTGAAAGAGGTGAAGGCCGCGATCCGCAAGGCGAAGGTCGTCATGATCCAGCCCCGGTTTGGCCTGTCGGAAGCCCACGTCGAGATCAGCAAGAAGGTCGCGCTGGAGTTTGTCTCCTCGATGGTGAAGCCCGGTGAGAGCCCGGAGGAAGCTGGAATGTACGGCGGCGTTTATGGCTCGCTCTACGAGAGCGGCGAACTCTACCTCGGATAACAGGAGCGGAACGTGAAGATCAAAGTCGGCGGCAAGGAATACTGGGTCTACGGCGAGCATGTCGAAGTCTACATCCCGGCCGGTCCCCCTCGCGTCATGAAGGCCTCGATCCGTGGCCGGTGGCGCGGGCTGAACCCGGAAGGCCCGGTCGCCAAGAAGGTCAAGGAGGCCGCCGCCAAGGCGCTGAAGCTGAAGAAGCTGGGCGGCTGCGAAGGATTGGAGGCCAAGGCGGTCGCCGCCGGAATCTCGGGCGAGATGCTGGGCATGTGGCGGCGCGGATCGATGAGCAACGAGATGCTGATGCATCTGATTGGAGAAGTAAAATGAGTGAACTCTACAAGGAGCGTGTCGGTCGCTACCGCATCATGCGCCACGACGATTTGCCGGAAGCCCACAAGGCAGAGTATCGCGCCATGGGCGTCAACCCGGATGACCTGTGGTCGCTGGTCTGGTCGTTCGATGACGAGGCCGCTGCGATCAAGTGCCTCGCGGATGAGAAGAGCTACCCCCGGAAGTGGTCGAGCTGGAAGCTGGTGGATGGCGGCGAGGCCGTCGAAATCGAGAGGAGTGCATGGCTGTGAAATATCGCGAACTGAGCCCGGACGAGCTGGAGGCGGTGAACGTCTTCGCCGCCGAGAAGGGCAAAAGCTGGAAGGAGAAGCTGGCGTTCGACTACTGGATGACGGCGCGGGTCTACGTTGACCGTGAGGGCTACGAGTACCCGGAGCTGCACCGATTGCGGAATCAACTGGGGCCGAAGTGGCTCAGCAAGTTCAAACTGGAGAAAGCCAAATGACCATCGACTGCAAAGACCTCGACCAATTCATGGCCGTCATCGCTGGCCTCGTCCAGCGCGGCCTCGGCTTCAAGGCTGATGCCGAAACCCTGAAGATCAGCCTCACGGGAGCCAACTGATGGCTGACCGATTCGAAAACCTGAAGAAGGCCTGCGGTGGCGCGATCAACCCGGAGACGCTAGCGCAATTCGAGATCGCCATGCGCGAGTACGAGGTCTTCATGGAGGGCATGCGCGAGCTGTTCTTTGGCCCCTGCGACGATGGGGAAGGCGATGACCGAAGAGCAAATTGAGCGCGCGGTCGAGCGCCGGACTGACGCCCACGACCGGGCGCTGATGCGGGGCGACATCGACCAGAAAGACTACGACGCCCTAATGCAAGAGCTGGCCAACTGGGCCGCAGAACAATTGGAGAAACTGAATTGAAGCCGCTCGTCATGCCACAGATCAATCTCAACGGCACCTCGCGCGAGGCGCTGGTCCATCAACAGCTCGATGTGAAGCGGGCACTGGAAGCCACCATCAGCGCAACGCTGTCGGCCATGCCCCATGGGCGCGACTACCAGTTTCGGCCGGGAGAGTTCACCGAAGCCCAAGCCGCTTGGCTCGACCGGATCGACGTGCTGACCAAGCTGCACAACGAGATCGAGGCGCATGCGCTAGCGATCCACAACGACGGAAAATAAAGACGTAGGCCGTATTGACCTACAGCACCGGAGCGCCTACCTTGAGGGTGAGAGGAGAGACCATGAGATCGACATATTACGACCGCTACGGAAATTACAAGGTCTGGCAGCGTCCGCTCAACAAGGGTCGCGGCTTCCGGTTCGAAGTCCGCCTCGGCAACCGCGTCTTGCTGCCAACCCACACCAGCCTGTTCGCCGCCCAACAGGACGCCAAGGCCCGCAACAACACCTTCTGGGACGAGCAAGCCCGCTACCTGAAGCAGATGCAAGCAAATGGAGAAATGTAATGGACGCCCCGAAGTACCGCCTGAAGAACGCCATCAGCTCGCTGGCCGATAATATGAAGTACCGCCCCAACGCGCTGGACGACATCGAGGCTGACCTCGAATACGCGCTGGCGGCGGTCAAGGAGATGATCGCGCGCGAGGCCAAGGAGCGCATCGAGGCGTGGGACGCAATGCACGGAAGGAAGTACAAGTGACGCTCGACATCGAAGCAATCGCCAAGCGGATGGCCTCGTTTGAAGTGGACGAGAGCGAGAGCCCGATGCGCCAAGACCTGAAGATGCGGATCGCGGTCTGGGACCATGCCCCCAGTAAATTCCTGCTCGACCATGGCCGCGACTACGCCATCGGCCCCCACAGCTTTGCGCTGCCACGCGGCGAGATCAAGCAGTGCTTCATGAATGCGGCCCACCTCGCGCTCGATCTGCCGCACCTGACCTACGTCGAGGGCAAGGTCGCCTGCCATGGGCTCGCCATCGATCACGCATGGTGCGTCGATGAAGAGGGTGTCGTCGTTGATCCGACGATCCGGGACGGCCACGACGGCCACATCAGCGGTTACTTCGGGATGCCGTTCAGGGAGGACTACCTCCGCAAGGCGCTGATCTGGAACGGCTACTACGGCCTGCTCGACTACTGGACCGCAAGCAAGACCGCGCCGCAGCTCTACGAGCTGGGCCTTGAGGCCGGTCAGCAATGGTTGCTCGATCAGCCCGCGCGCCCGCCCCGCAAGCCACGCAAGAAAAAGGCCGCCCTTTAACGGGGCGGCCTGTCTCGTTCGTCAGCAATCTTGCCGGTGGCGACGACGCCCATGGCGATTGCGCCCATGGTGCTGCCGAATAAAATCCCTGTCGCGAGTCCAATCCAGAACATGGTGGCCTCCTTTGGCTTAGCACCCCCGGCAGATATCAGGTGGCCTCGGCGGGATCGGCGGCAGGGGATGCTCCTGCATCACCCGCGACCGACGCTCAGCGTATAGGGGAGCCGAAGACTCCGATGCCGAGAATGCCGACAAGAATAAACAGGATGAGCCAGCCTCCGAAGGGTGCCCATGGCTGACCTGACGGTCGCCACGGATTCATTCCCCACACTCCGAAGACCAGCGTGATGACCCACAGTAACCAGAACCAGACATTTGCACCCATGATCGTTACTCCTCCTGCTCGATGATTCGAGCGACGGCGTCTTCCATCTTGGCCAAATTCGTCAGGCCCTTCCTGAACCGCTCCAGACCTTTGTCGGTCGGATCGGACATCAGCACGTCGAACATCTTGCAGAAGTTTTGACGCACCGCCGCCTGCAGCACCTCATCTAGATCGCGCGCGTTCACGACACCGGAACGCCGTTGATGATGACGGTGACGTTGCCGGTCACCTCGATGTCGAGCCGCACGGTTGCGGGATGATGCGGTCGCTCTGGCAGCGGCGGCCTCTCTTCACCCGGCGGCAGCTCAACCTCCTCCGCAGGACCACCCAGCACGGTCGCGATGGCCTCGCAAACCGCGTCGAAGTTTTCCTCGTAGGCTGCGGCATCAGCCGTCGAGTCAACGAAGGCCACCTCCAGAAGCACAGCCGGTTCGTCTGTATTATTCAAAAAATAGAGGTCGGTTCTTTTTTTGGCACCGCGATCCGGCAGCATCATCACCTCTGCCATCGCTCCCGACAGATCGGCCGCGAGTTCGTCCTGCGTGATGAATAGGCATTCGACGCCCATCTTCTTGTCGGTGGGCTGATAGGCGTTGAAGTGGACCGACACGTCGAGCTGACGGTCGCGCGCGTTATGGGCCGAGACGATGCACTCCAAATTCTCGCTCTGGGTGGTCGAGGTGTTATCGTGAAACACATAGACCTCAACGCCGCGCGCCTCCAGCTTGTCAGCCACGCGCTCAACGACGCGCCTCGCCTCGTCTACTTCGTCCAAAACTCCTGCGGCTCCGCGAATTTTCTGGCCATGGCCTGAGCTGATGACGATGGATTCGTATGGCATGGTGACCTCCTCCAGAGGCTGATACTCGATGATCACTTCGTCGTCGGTGCTGAGCCCAAGCGCCGCCATGACGCCGGGGCTGACATCGGCGCACCTGTCAGTATCGATGTGCGGTCCCCAGTCAGCGGGCCGCGCGCTCACGCTCGCGCCCGTCCGCGCGTTGCGCACCAGCACCAGCATGTGCGGGAGCATGTCCTTCGGTGTCAGTTCGTAGTCCCACCTTGTGGCGATGTAGAATTGCTCAGGGTCGAGCCTGCGCGCGAGGCCGGTTGTCCCCGGCGGTTGCTGATCTAGGAATAGCTCAGGCGCGTCGCTCACCTCGTAATAAAAAGCGAGCCCTTCGTCAGGATCGACTCCGGTGTCGTCAGGTCCACCAAACCAACTGACCTTGCCTTTTAAGGTTGTCATTGTGGCTTCGCTTTCTGCGGTGAGATGTGCAGCTCGCGCGTCATCACATCAACGATGCGGTTGATGCTGTTCTCGTTCTTGTCGATGTCCTGTTGCAGCTTTGCGATGGAGAGCTTCATCTCCTCCATTCTGAGGACGGTGTACTCAGCGCCCCTCGTCTCCATAATGTGGACTCGGGTTTCGAGCTTCACCATGTACGCCAGCCCGCTCGCCGTGAACGCCCCTATCGCGATGAACTGAGCGATCAAAAAGTAGATGAGGGTGCTGTTGTCCCTCATCCACGACTTTGCACTTTCGACCACGACTTCCTCCTGCTCTGATGCGCGCGGCGATGGCGCTAAACGCAGCCACCATCCTGCGGCGGCGCTCTTCGCAGGATCGACAGGTCATTTCGGAGCGAGCTTGGTGGCGAAATCTTCCATGGTCAGCGGCGGCTGACCCTCCAGCGCGCGGACCCGGTTCTCATGGTCGAACAGCACTTCCTGCTCCTGCGTCGGCGTTGGCGGCACCGGCTCAGGCTCGACGTAAGGGTCAGGCACACCACCTTCCTCGACCCACTTCAGGTACTCCGCATAGTCGCGATTAGCCTCGTCGGGCGGGATGCTAGCACCATCCTCGACGCGGATCACGCCGCAGGGCTCTTCCGCTGCAGTCAGTTTGTACTCAGCCATCAAAGTCTCCTCATTTCTGTTCTAGCTTGTCCAGCCGCGCCATGATCGTATCGAGCTTCGCCATGAGCGGATCAGGCGGCAATGTCGGTGGCGGCTGTTCGCTGAACGTCTCGGTCTCTAGATTGTAGACCTTGTTTCCCAAATCCTTCTGGGGATCAGCGCCATGGTAGTTGTCGATCTCCACCACGATGTGCCCCTGCGGAAAGATCATCGCGGCATCATGCACCGCAGGACCGACAACGTAGCCGCCCACGTCCTCGCGCCAGACCGCAGCGATGACGACATTCCACGGACTGAAGTTGGTGCCGGGATGAACGTACTCATACCAATCGACACCATCGCTCTCGCGCTGGGCAAACATCGCACCGACAGGCGCGTCCTCCCGCGTCTCGGCTGGCATGTACCGTTTCCATAGACCATGATTGATGTGAGGCATCAGGCGTATCCTATGGTCCACCAGCCGGTGGTGAGAAACTGCAAGTAGCGGTATCTACCGACAACGGCCCCCACACGATAGTCAGAAGGAAATACGTTGAACTGAATGCCGGTGATGACAGCGCCGCCATACGGCTCGTACATGGTATTGATGGGACCGCCGGGATCACCGGCATGGACCAATCGCGCGTTGTTGACGTAGGGCGCGAGGTTCGGTGGTGGCGTCGGCGCTGGTAACGACGTGAAGTCTCGCGTCGTCCAGAACTTGTACTGGGTGCCGTTGCCGTAGGACCAGCCGCCCATGTAGAAGTTGCCGTCGCTGGAAAGCCCGAAGTTGCAGGCAAATGCGCCGGGACGGTGAAACGTCATACAGGCGTCGTAGGGGCCGACGCCTTTTATCTCGATGGTGCCAGAACCTTGTGGTTGATAGATGAGGGCTTGGGATTGTATCGTTAACGGCCCCATCGTATCCCCGGCCTTGTTCACCGGGGTGTAGTTGAAATCGCTGGTGCCCCACAGGCGACCGTTGACGGCGTAGACGTAGCCGCCGTTCAGGACGTAGTTCGAACCGTCGTAGTAGAGATAATGCTGATTGGCTGCAGCGCCGAGATAGATGATGCCTGACGTTGGTGCGTTGGGTCGCGCCGCGACGATGTCGCCTCCGACGTTCAGCCCGCCGCCGTTGATCGCTATCCCACCCGCGACGGTCAGTGGACCAGTCATTGAATCGCCGGTCTTGCTGACGGCACCGACGCTTGCCGGTGTCACTTGCGTCCACTGGCCGCTCAGCCTGCCGTAGAGCTTGCCGTCGTTCGGCGCTTCAGGAAGGCCGCCATCCGCTGCAGGCGGGATCACCGTCCAAGCAGCGTCCATCCTGCCGTAGAGCGAACCATCGGATGGAGCTTCACCGAGACCGCCGGGAGGTCCGGGCGTTCCGGTCTCGCCTGTCGGCCCCGGATCGCCCTTGGTGCCCGGTACGCCTTGCGGACCCTGCGGGCCGACATCGCCCTTCGGTCCTTCAGTGCCCGGAGGACCGGCGGGACCGGCCGGTCCAGTTTGCGGGACGTTGAGCAGAATGGTTTCACTCGGCATTACAGCCTCGCATCGAATTTGATCATGTTTGCATAGGTCAAGGTAGCCGGGGCGTGAGTTGTGAGGGGGATCAGGTTCACAGTTCCGCTTATCATAAGGTCACCGCCGGTCGGCTCTATGTGACCGTTTGAACCTACTACGGCGTTGCTAATCTGACCCGCAGCATTCCAAGGAGGGCTTTCAAAATCAAACGTGGTCGCCATGAGAGAAACCGTTGGATACACTCTGTACGGCACAATGGGCTGATGCTGAAAAGTTATTGCCGCAGCGCCGCCTACCGCCACAGCGCCGTTACAGAACCCACCCAAGCGAGCCCTGTTGAATTGGAGGTAGCGGTAGCAAATCAGGCTCTCCTCACCGGCTGGCCGCATGATCAGCGCCGAATTTTCGGCGGACGGCGCTTCGATGCCGGGTAGAACGATGAGGCCGGTGATATCCAAAAAATCATCATTGCTGGAAAACATATTCTCGGTCCCGGTGACACCAATGTAACTCCCGGCCGTCCATGCGTTGGCGGGCGCAGAAGTGGTTGACCCGGCCGCTATGCAAAAGATGATGTTCAATCCGGTTTGGTTCTCTTTCGACCATGTCCCCAACGTGTCACCGGGGATGGTAAACACCTTGTACTGCCATGTGTTGGCGGCGGCCGTGAAGCTGAACGTGTACGCTCGCGTGAGATTTCCGTTTCGTATAGACCCGGAGTACGTTCCCGGTCGTTTAACGCGCATCCAACAGGCAAACGTCAGCGGCTTGGCTGCGGGCGTCCCCCAAGCAAGACGCGCCACCCTGTACCCTTCGATGGAGTGCTGAATAAGAAATTCATCTGTCGCAGCCGTCACCCCGCCAGCGGTCCCCACCCAGCATCGCAATGCAAAACTAAAACCGGGCAACTCGGTCGGCTGCAGCCCCATACGCACACTGTTCAAGGTGCCCCATGATCCGCCGCTCCTGTACTGAAGCCAGCCGTCACAAACTCTGGCTACGTTAGCCGTGACGGTTGCGGTGCCAGTTTCCTGATTGATCTCCATCGACCCATTGATCTGCATTCCTGAAAACGCAAGCGTATCGAGCGGAGCTGCGGCGATGTTGTTGCGTGCCTGCGTGCGCTGCCCCTTCGTCGCGGGCAGCACATCGCTCGTCAGCGTCTGCGCGATGTCGTAGCGCACCGCACCTGACGACGGCTGGCTCATCACCCACTTCTCACCGTCCCATGTGTAGTTGCCGAAGGCTTGGCCCACGGTCGGCGCGCTGGGGAAATCCATCGCCATGGTCAGAGCCTCGCGTTGTAAGAGACGTGGCCGGGATTGAAGACGACGACTTTGTTGACAACTCCAGAAGTTGTTGATGTACAGGTTATCTGCGCACCATCGGGATATGTGTTCCCGCCAACGACAGTGATGTCGCGCATCGCGCTATAAAGATCATTGATCGCGCCCACTCCGTTACTGAACAGCGCGGCTGTCGGCGCGGCCCGCATAACCGGAGAGAACGTCTCCGCAGTATTGACCTGTGTCGCCGCGCCAAACACAGCAAGCGTAGTTGAGTTTTTTCGCCAGTATCGTCTGCATAGCTGCAGCTCCTGATCGAACGGCCTTGTGGTGAACGGCGCGCGGGCCGCTGACGGAGTCTCGATGCCGGGAAGGATGACAAGCCCAGAGATATACATTCCGCAGTTCGTCGCTGACAGGAAGTTAGACTGACCCGCCGCATTGAAATAATTGCCAGCCTGCCACGCATTGAGAACCGGAGCGGTGTAGACGCCCGTTGGCGCATATGCTCCGATAGTTAGATAGATTCCGATGCCGGTGTCCTTCAGCCACGTCCCCGACGTGTCTGGCGGGACCGTGAAGGTGATGAACTGCCAAGCATTCCTGACGGATGCCGTCGTCACATAAGAGCGATTGGTAGCAGAATTGCGAATCGCAATACTGGCAACGCCCTCTATGTTCGATAGCGCCCAGAAGCCTATCGTCACCGGCTGCGCGTTGACCGTGCCCCATGCCAGTCGCGCAGCGCGCGTGCCTTCGACGCGGGTCAAAAAATTGATGAAGGCATCCGCTGGACCCGTAGGAAGAACTGACCCGGCATAAACAACCAAGCTGGCTTTGTACCCCGGAGGAACAGTATCGACATGCTGTCCGGTGAGGACATCTCCGGTGATCTGGGCGTTGCTGGTTGACCAGTTGTCAACCGGATATGTCGTTGTCGCTGGAGTTCCGATGTTGTTGCCAAACTCCTGACTGACCTCCATCGCGCCGTTCACTTGAATGCCGCTGTAACCCATCGCATCGAACGGAGCTGCGTACACATTTTTCCGGGCCTGCACTTGTTGCGCATCAATCAACGCCTGCGCGGTGCTGTGCAGCACTGCATCGTAGCCCGCGCCACCGAGAACCGTGATCCACTGCTCCGAGTTTCCGTCATTGTATCGGCAGAACAAAACGCCGGTCGCACTGTTGAGCCACAGCGATCCGACAGGCGCGGTTGGTGGTGTGTCAGCGACGTAGATCGGGCCGTAGCCCGCCGCGCTGTCCCACTTCTCGCCGTCCCACGTCCACCCCTGATAGACTTGGCCGATGGTCGGTGCGTTGGGGAAGTCAAATGCCATCGTTCATAGCCTCGCGCTCGCTATCCAAGTGGCGTTGCCGCCATCCCAGCCTTGGAAGTTGGTGGCACCCAGTATTTGAAATGAAAACTGATCCAGCGTTCCTGTGCGCACTACTGGATTAAACGCAACGGCTGATCCGCCAGACCAATATTGCCATCCATTAAACGTGAGAGTTGGCGTGGCTCGCTTGCGAACGGAAAACCGGACGCTGTCATAGTTCACAGAGCCCGATGGAAGCGTCCCGTAATAGATAGTTGGCCCCTGTCCAATTTCGTAATACCTCTGGCACGTCAGCAGTTCCTGATCGTAAGGCCTCATGATGTATGGTGCGCGTTCAGCGGGCGGCGCTTCGATGCCGGGAAGCACAACAACGCCGGTAATGCGGAACACGTCCGTAGTTGCGGCGACTGCGTTCACCTGTCCCGGTGCGGCATTGTAGCTGGTAGTCATCCACACATTCGTGGTTGGCGTTGTTTTGGTGACCCCCGACGCCATCGCAAAACTTAGTCCGATTGATCCGGTATTGTCGTTCGGCCAATTGCCATCGGTACAACCGGGAATGGTGACAACGTGGTACTCCCATTTTTCCGATACAACCTGACTATAGGTCGTGGCGTATGAACGGTGTGGAGTTAAATTGCTGTTGATGACAATACTGTACACCCCCGTCCTTTTGTGCGCTGACCAAAATCCAATAGTTATCGGTCGGGCTGACGCGGTGCCCCACGCAAGACGCGCTGTGCGACTGCCCTCGATGTTGGTGAACATCTGAACGAAATCGTCGGCAGCTAAAGTTGGCTTCGCTGTCGTTGGCACCATCTGAGCGAAATATTGAAGACCCACCGGGACAAAGCCCACACCATTAACGACTCTCGCTGAGACAGCCAACGACGCTCCGACAAAGTAGTAACGCCAACCACCGTCAGAGATATATGCAAATGGAGTCGTGTATTCGATCAGAGTGTCCTGATTGACATCGAACGAACCGTTCACTTGCATCCCGTTGTACGCGAGCCCATCGAGCGGGGCTGCGGCGATGTTCTGTCGAGCTTGGGTTTGTTGCGCTGATGTCAGCGTCTGCACTGCTCCGTAGCGCACGACATCAGCAGGCCCGCCGGAAATAACCGCCGCCCATTGCGCTGAGTCACCATCAAAATAGCGAACGTAGAGCCTGCCCGTCGCACTATTCCACCAGAGTGAACCAACCGGCGCGGCGGGCGCGGCATCGGCAATGTAGATCGCGCCGTAGCCAGTGCCGCTGGTCCATTTCTCACCGTCCCAAGTGTAGACAGGCTGACCCGCGACCGGCGGGTTGGGCCACGTCTGACCAACAGTTGGCGTGCTGGGAAAATCAAACGCCATCGGTCATATCCTCGCGTCCGCTGTAACTTTTTGAAGATCAATGAAGTTCAGCGCAGCCATGCTCTTGGAAAGCATAAGGGTTCTATTGTCTGCTCCCACGAAGAGACTGTCCCAGTTTGAAAAAGTTACCCCGTCTTGAATATCGCCAAGGGCTGTTACAGTTGGCGAACCGCGCATGGCCACAGGAAGAGTGTAGGTAAACCAAAATGCTGGAGCAGCGGGATTGATCAGGCGCGAAATCATTAAGTCGGCTCCCCCGCCCACGAAAAAATACCGCTGACACGCCAACAGCTCATGATCGAACGGCCGCAGGATCAACGACGACTGTGCAGCCGATGGAGCGTCGGGTCCGGGTAGAATAACGACACCACCAAGGCGGAAAACATCGGAGACCGCAGCGACAGCGTTCACTTGACCGGGGGCCGCAGCGTAGTTCGCGTTGTGCCAAGCATTTGCCGCTGGTGCGGTGGCGGTAGTACCAGAGGAGAGTGTCCACACTATCGAAAAACCAATGCCACTATCGACTTTCCACACTCCGCTCGTCTCACCGGGAATGGTGATGACCTTGTACTCGTTCGCATCGGCCACGTTCTGGGTAAAACTCGCAATGTAAGAGCGAGAGCCATCGAAATTTCCCACTCTCAAACTATACAGACCGGGCCTGTGAGCGGCTGTCCAGAATCCAATCGTGATCGGCTGCGCATTCGGCGTACCCCACCCCAACCGCGCTATGCGATAGCCTTCGACTTTGTACTGGACATAACTTCCATCATTGGCACCCTGCGTCGGCCAAGGGGTTATGACCGTTACCGCGAGGTGTTTTTGAAAACCGGGAAAGCGCGCCCCGGATTGCGATGCAGCCAAAGTTGCCCCGCCACCGCCCCATGCCCAGACATCGCAGACATTATACCCGACGCTGGCCGCACCCATCTGCGCCACCTCGAAACTGCCATTAACTTGAATCCCATTGTAAGCAGCCGCGTCGAGCTGAGCTGCATAGACGTTCTGTCGCGCTTGCGTGCGCTGGCTTTCCGTCAGCGCCTGCACCGCGTCATAACGAACGCCATTACTGTCGCCCAGCGCGGCGATGTTAGACCGCGCCCGCCACTGCTGCTCGGCATTCAGCGTTTGCGTTGTATCGAATGCCACCGCGCCAATTGCGGCAGCACTGACGCTCGGAGGCGCGATCACCCACTGCGTGGAATTTCCGTCGTTGTAGCGAATATAAATCAGACCAGTGCTTGACTGAAACCAGAGACTGTTGTCGCCAGCACCAACCGGCGGCGTGTCGGACACCAAGACAGCGACGCCACCACCGGGTCCGGGAATGCCCTGCGGTCCCATCGGTCCCTGTGGACCTTCCGGTCCAATCAGCGATATGCCTGCAGGCCATGCGCCAGCATGCTTCGGACCAAACCAGAAATGCGTCGTGGTATTGATGTAGAAGTCGCCATCGACACCTGTGCCGACAGTCGGATCGCCCTCACCATAAAGAACGCCTTTGCCAGCTTGGCCGGGATCACCCTGAACACCTTGCGGACCCTGCGGCCCCGGATAGCCGGGTGGACCGGCGGGACCGGGCGGGCCGGGATCGCCTACAGGGCCTTTTTCACCGGCAGGGCCTACGGGACCAACAGGTCCGGGCGGACCAATCGGAGAGATGGCAAGCATCGTATTGCTGGGCGTGAAAGTCGCCAGCGTGATGCGCGGCAATCCGTTGCCAAGTTCAAAGAGAGGGGCTGGCATTATCGCGTCGTCCCTTCGACCACAATGGCGCTACCTTCCCAGAGACGCTCCTGAAAGCTGTTGGTCATCAGTCGAACCATGTCGCAGTAATACTGGCCCGCCGCGAGATGGGTGAGGTGGGCGCGGTCGATCAGCACGGTGAATGTGCCGCCGGTCGCGTTGGTAATGATGATGCCACCATCCGGCGAGAACACCGAAACCAGTGCTTCATGGTCGGTTTCCTGCATTCGGATTTCTAGCTTGAGCAGCGATCCGGTCAGATCAATCGGCGTGACAGTCCCGGTAGCCTCATCGACCGTCCCGTAGAGGAACGGCACGATCCAGTCCTCGTTCTTGGCGATGTTCATGATGCCAGAATAATACGAAGGACCAGCCATGGCTTATGTCTTCTTTTTGCCGCGCAGCGTGCGCGCTTGCAGTCCGGCGAATCGGGCCTCGACATCCTCGTAGGTTAGAATGGTGGGCGTGTCTGAACCAAGGTCAGTGAGACATTCCGCCTCGACGGTGCGGCTCTGTTGCGCCAGCGTCGTCATCTGGCTGTTCAGGCTGATGGCGTCCCCAGCCGTGATCGTGTAGGCAGCGCCGTCTTGGGTGAAACTGATGACATCCGCTGTCGGCAGCGATGCCGCGTATTGCGCGAGATTGCTGATCAGCGTCTGGCTGGCGCGGTCGGTCTTGGCGGGGATGCTGTTGAACATCAGACCGGCTTCCGTGACATCCCATCGTGACTGGCTGGAAAACAGTTTCAATATTTCCGGTGTCTCGACCGGTTCGGCGTATTGACGCGGATCGTTTCCCTCCGTCCACGGCCTGCCATCGGGCGTCGCAGACAACTCACCAATGCGCCCCAAGGTGGCCAAGGGATAGGGGTACGGAATGATCCGCACACCATCGCCGTAGGCCGTTGATGGCACGGCGGCGTCGGCGTCACTGTGATACGCCAGCACGGCCCCACCTCGACAATAGAGAAGGTTCATTTGAATCCCCTTAATGGATCATGGAGTTGCCGTTGCCGACAGTATTGTACGCTGGCGTACAAGTGCCGACGAAATTCTGCGATGAGGCAACGATGATGCCGGTGTTTCCATTGGCCCAGATCGAACCCGCTCCATTGGCGTTGCCGCCAGCGCCAAAATCAATCTGGCAAGTGGCGTTGGTCTGCTGAGCCCACAGCCCGTAACCGGCATTGCGATAGCAGTGCGAAGGAGTGAAGCCCTGACCAGCCACTTGCGGAAAGTTGAGATACCCCGTCGAACTCAGGTAGCACTGGATGCCCTGACCAGCGTTGGCATTGCAGAACAGGCCGCCATCCCACTGCGTGCCTGAGCGCGGCCAGAGATAGAACCCGGAGCTGTCGTTGCCCAAGCAGACAGCATTGCCGAAGGCGGTAATGAATCCGCCGTTGGTAATGGCGATGCCGTTGGCGCAGCCGAAAGCGAAGAAACAGGTATTGAAATTCTGGTCTGGTGTCTGGCCCCAGCTACTGACGCAGGAGCCGACATCGAAATTGAAGCCTGACCCCATTCTGAAATTGATTGCAGCCAGACCGTCATAGGCCCACGGGCTGTCAGGTGCCATGGTTCGCGGAAGGTTGTTCAGCGAGCCCGCGCACATGAACAGGACGCCTGACCCCTGATCGTTGACGCCATCGCCAGTGAACAGAATGCCGTCCAGATGTTGCAGACAACTTCCAATGATCTGCATTCCGGCGACCGGAAACCAGCCGCCAAACAGCCTACCTGAAAACTGCAGCTCGGTCGCGAACTTGGTTCGCATGATCGATAGGTTGGTCTGCGTATCAGCAGAGCGCTGCGCTGCCGAATTTCCGTTCCACGCATAACCAGCATCGGTTCTGGAAACAGGAGCCAGCATCGGCGCTCCGAAGATCGAGATGCGGTCATTGTTCGGATGGTTTACGACGATGGGTCGTGTGTAGAGATACCGCGCCGCCTGCGCGCTTCCCGCTGCCGCACCGGCCAGTTGCAGAATGACGTGTCCTGTCGGCGTGATGCGATACTTGCCGAGATAGGCGAACGCATCATTGAGATCAGCAAAATCCGCGCCTGAGCCATGAACCGTAAACGTCACCTCTGTCGAGATGATGAATTGCCAGTTGGTGATGAAGCCTTCAATGGCCTTGCGCAATTGCGTCAGGTCGCTGTTGGCCGGGGTAAGACATGCGCTGCCAGAGAAGTCGGTATAGCCGCGCACGTTAGCGCGGGTGATCACCTCGATGATTTCGCGCTGGTCATACTCGATTGACTCACCGGGGACGATGGAGCCTTGAATGCCAGCGGCCGGGTTGCCGTTGATGTACGGTGCGGTCGGGTTGGAAGGTTGATCCAGTGGTTGGTTGTACTTCACGATGCGTCTCCGTTTATCAGTAACCGACGTTGAGCGGGATTTCTTCCCACTCGCAAGTGATAGAGAAGGACCATGTGCCGGTCGCTGGCACCGTGGCCTGAATCATGAAGCCCTCAGTGGTGGCGAGCAGTAGCGGCATCTCACCAGTCGGCCTGTCGAACAATTTCATTGGCGCGGTACTGAAGGGCGTGAATGGCTGGTCCCCCACGCCGATGATCCAGCTCTCGGTCGTGCCGGGTCCAGTGTCGGCTGTGTAAATGCCACCAGTCAGCGCGGACGTGTCGGAGTGCATGATGCTGGCGACGGACGAATTGTGCGATGTTCGCAGCTTGGCGTTATTGCTGCCCAGCGGCACGGCGCTTCCGCCCACCAGTTGCTCTCCGAAGTCGCGAAGCGTCAGCATGTCGAACTTCGCGACACCCGGCGTAAAGCCTACGCTGTTGCTCAGCCCTGACATCTTCACCCTGCGGATCAAGGCATAGTAATTGGCGGACCCCCACTGGAATGCATAGATCGGAATTTTGGCCGCAGCGTTCGCTCCCATCACACCGCTGACGGTCGTGCGATGAAATGCACCACCGCCACCGTAATCGATTGGAAGCGGCGTATGGAAAACCATCGAGCGCCGAAGACTCCCGTCCTGCGACGCACTGAGGTCTCGCGACCGCAAGGTGAATAGATTGCCAAGACCGTCTTTGATTTCGGTATTGTCGGGCATGTCAGAATGTCCCCAATATGAGGTATTGGCTGTTGTACAACTGGGTGAAATCGAGAGCGTCGAGTGGCGAGTAGTCGTAGACGATTTCGGTGTGAGCTGGCTTCAGCTTGTCGAGGATGCATTCAAGATCGGCAGCGGTGCCGATTTCCAGCAAGCGGTTAACACCGCAGACGCTTGAATTGCAGCGGAAGTATTCCAGAGACAGCGAACCGACGTGGATGGTCCAGTAGAATCGCATTTCCGCTGGACCAAGTTGCCAACGATAGTGATCTGGATCACCGGGGTTGTAAATGCCGCTCTGATCTCCAACCCGCGAAACACCGGGCATGTACGGCGCGTATTCTGTGATCGTGATATTGCCGTAGCCGTAAGCGTTTGAGACATCCAGAAAGAACTGGCGCGACTGACCGCCCAGCATCGTCATCTTGGCGACAAGCGCGAGACGGCGCGCACCAATCGAAGTAGGCGGATTCAGCATGCAGGGGTCTGGCAGTCCCCAGTTGCGCTCCCAGTCCGGCAACAGCTCCAGCGTCTTGCGCGGGTCGCTCTCATTCTCCAACAGGTCGGCGGCGCGGGTATCGACATAGCCCCAGTATTCAGCGAGGCCACGACAGGTCAGCTCAAGCGTCGATCCGGGGTACTTCGGCCACGCCTGCCCGCGCGGGAGCAGAGTCAGGAAGGCCGTGCCGTAATCTTCTCCTGAACGGCGAACGTGGATATCGACCATTGCGGCTAACCGTAGGTCAGATCGCCAAGCACCGCCATGTATCCGGGGGCTGGCATAGGCACGTCGCTCGCGACAAGATCATAGGCGTAGACGCCGATGGCATTGGAGATGCCCTGATCGGACCAAGACCTGTACCAGAGCTGCCCCGGTGTGGCGCGCTCCCTGAACTGATCAAGCAGGCTGTCTTCGATAGCTCCTCGCGTCGAGCCGTCGTCCCTGTCGAGATAGCTGATGCGAAGATTGACCGGGTGCGGGATCGGACCCTCAACAAAGAAGTCTTTCACCGCCACCGGCCGCACCGTGTCGATGTAGGCCTTGACCATCGCGATGTCGTCAGGCAGCGGGAAGCCGCCGTTGGCGGCGCGAAATTCATCCATCATAAAGCGGATTGTGACGGTGCCGATTCCCATCTCCAGCGGCGCGCACCACGCGCGCGTAACGCCCGGACAAGACAGTGCCCACGCCTCGTAGTCGTAGGCGCTGCCACCCATTGGCGGTTGCCGGATGCGGCGAAGGACTCTGGCGCGGAGGTCGTCATCGTTTTCGATATCGACGCCGCCGGTCATCTCGGCCACTTCGATCACGCCGTCAACCCCAGCGACAACCGACGCCAACGACATCGTGTCGCCTTGGTCCATGTTGCCGATAGAGCCGGGATCGAGGGCTCGGGTCGGAGCCGGTGCCGGGTTCACGCCGATGACGACATCGGCCGTCGTCTCGTAACCAATGCCGTTGCCTGTTAGCTGCGTCCCTGTCGGCACCCGTGTGCCGTTTAAGCCGGTGAAGTTGACGATGCCAGACGCGAATGTCGCCTGCTTGCGCCCCTTGCTGCCGTCAGCATTGACCAGCCAGATATCGCCGTGCCGGTCGAGCCACTCCTTCTCGGCGGTGTCCGGCAGGAGCTGCAGCGCCAGCCAATCGATGTACTGCAGTGTCAGGTGGCACAGGCCGCCCTGAGCGTCGGACAGGACGCGCAGCACTGAATTGGGAACGCTCGCGTCGGCTCCGGGGAGCGATGCCCGGACGTTGTCGCGAACGAGGCCTCGGACTTCTTTGAGGGTTGGCGTGTTCCAAGGCATTTACTCAGGCCCTCTCGATTTCGTCCCACAGGACTTGGAAGCGCAGATCGACCGGCCGCTTCGGCCCGCGATACAGGGCCACCATGGCATCGACCCGATTAAGACCGTTGCGGTAGGCGGCGACATCGAAGCTGGTAATCATCTTGTGAGAAACGAAAGGCTGGAGCGCCTCACTGATGTACTTCTCGACGCGGGTGATGGTCGCCCCTTCCGGGTCTTCCGCCCCAACGATCTTGGCCCGTCTCAGGAGCCACAGCTTGGTCCCTATCGGCCAACCACCAAACAGCTCCTCCGCATCCATGTCGCCCCACCAGCCCGCACGGTCGGTCGAGTCCGGGTCCGGTAGAACATCATTCGCATCAACGAGCCTGTCGGTGCCTAGCGCAACGATCACCGCTGTGGTCAGCGCCTGCGTATCGTCCAGCGTGCCGTCATCGAGCAACCACCAGTCGATGGGAATCGAGTAGCGCGGGAATGCTTCGGGGCTCTGGATAAGGCGGATGTCAGGCATGGGATATCCTGCTTTCAAGCTCAGCGACACGACGTTCCAGTGCCACGATTCGCGCCTCCATTGTTTCAAATAATTTCGGCGCAGTCGCGTCGTAGCCGGTCGATACTTCTTCTTCATGCACCACCGGCAGGATGCCCGGAGGCAACGTCACGCCGGGTGGCAATGGCGGAAACGGCAGCGGAGGCAGCGGCGGGATCGCGACCCCAAGTGCTGCGAAGATCGAATCGACGTAGCCCTTTGTCGTCAACTCCGTTGGCTTGGTTGGTGGCGCGGCTTCCACCTGTTTCATGAATTTGCCCAGACCGTTCGTAAACTTGTCACCGAAAATCTGAACCAGCGGGCCGCCTGATCGCGCCGTTCCGCCTGACCCCGGCTGAAAACTGTGCAACGGGGTTTTGTGTTCAATCGTTTGATCGTGGACAAGCTCGGTCTTGCCCTTGGTCATCTCAACGTGCTGCTTACTCTCCTTCTCGTAGCGCTGCTTCTGGCCTTTCTTCTTCATGCCGCCGCCAGACGAGGAGGATGACGAAGATGAGCTGTCGCCTGCAGCCAAGGATTCAACGCTGCCATCCAAGGTTTCGGCGCTCTTGCCGCTGCCACCACCGCCGCCTCCACCCTCATCCTGCGGCGGCTCAGCCAATTGAAACTTCATCTTCTTGTCGGTGCGCCCGGTGATGAAGACGCCGTCCTTGTTGAAGTGCATCTGGTGCTGCAGATGATCGAACATCGCCACGTCACCGGGCTTCAGCTCCTTCAGGCGATAGCGCCTGTCGTCCATCACAGACGCGATTGGAAAGCTGCGATTGCCACCCAAGAAATTGATGTAGGCCTCGGCGCATTCGGTGATCTTGCCATCCTTGCCTTTGGTCGCCTTGTTCACGACGGACGTGAAGCCATAGTTTTGCGGGCTCTCGATCTTCTCGCGGGCCTCGCCGCCCATGAAGGAGCCCTTCATCTCCTGCATACCGGTCTTGTCATCAATCTCATCGACCAGCGAACGAGCGCCGCTGGCGGTGTAGCCGACGTAACCCTGTTGCAATGGATTCTGGCGATGCATTGATATCTCCGACTATGCGTTGACGGTTGGATCAGAAGTTGATTTGGGCGCGGGCGTGGGCGTCTGCTTGCCGGACTCGTCCAGCTTGTATTCCTGCGCGCCCAACATCGACGGCAGCACGCATTCGAGCTGTGTCAGTGTCCCGCCTTTAGTGTCCTGCGTGAACGTCGCGGTCTTGATCAGCATGGTCAGGGCGAGCGGGCACATTGGCGAATTAAGATAGACGCCGTCGCCACACTTCCACAGGTTTTTCCCGTCGCGTAGCCACCCCTGCACGGTGACGTTGGCGGTGACCTTCGTGCCACTGCGCTGCAGAGCTTCGTACTGGGCGCGCATCTGCGCCTCTTGCGGGGTCATGGACGGATGCTCGGCTGGAATCTCCATCTTCCGCGTATGCAACCCCGGCAGATCGCCCATGGCAACAGCAACAATCTCTGCGGTGTCGAGCGGCGACTTGTCGTCCTTGACCTTGGCCTGCGAGTTCAGCTTGTACTCGTTGAACAGAAACTCGCTGGAAAAGACGCACTGCATCTTCAGGATGTTCTGGCCCTCGATCAGGTTCTGCGTGATGGGTGGCGAGTTGTCACCAATGAGCAGCAAGTTGCCGAGATGATCGGAGCCAAGTTTTGCGTTGCGCATGCGCGCGATCCTGTCGAGGAAGTCGAACACCGGCTCACCGGGCTGCGACTGCATCACCTCGAATTTCATACTGCTTGGCGTCCCAACAATCTTCGGACTGCCACCGACTGACGACACGACCTTGGTGAAGATCGAGCTGATGGGCTGATTGTCGAAATTGTTCTTGCCGTTTTCGCTGGGCACGCTGGACGTTGCCGCCGCCCACTGCACACCGACGCCGGATAACTGCACACCGTGTTCGGTCGAGGCGTAGGCGACCTGTCGCTGCGTGATAATTCCAGTCACGCCCAACTGTCCGCCAAGTAGGATCGTGCAGGAGTCGCCGGGTTTGAACTGTAGCTTAGCCCAGTCGAACGGCAGCTTGCCGCCTTCGGTCGCGGTAAAGCGAAACGTCGGCCAGCCATCCATCCATCGATGCTGGACATAGACCGTTTCCCAATCTTGGTAGTCCACTCCAGCGACGCGAAGGAGGGCCACTTCATTCGGATTTGGCATTTCAGAATGCCAGCGCTCGTCCCTCGCGAGGCGCGAAGGCTGGGTGAATGATCTTGTTTTCTTCGCGTAGCTCGTCCGCCCGCGCTGCCGTATCATAAAGACGTTGCGACAGGATCAGCGTCGGACGCGGTGCGGAAAATCGGAAGTTGAGCATCTGCGGGAGCGGGCGCGCAGTCTCGTACAGATGGAACGTCACTGCAGCATGCAGCGACACCAGCGTCCGGTAGACCGACAGAACCATCTCATCGGCAGCAAGCTCTTCCGCTTGATCAAATGCCGGATGCAGTTTTTTGCCAACCCTTTCCACATCCTCACGACTGGTGAAGTCGATCTCGACCAGAACCATAGCCATTTGCTGCAGGCTGAAACAGGCGCATGCGTTTCGGATCAGCACACCAATCAGGGTTGTGAGCTTCTCGGCAAGAAGTGCCGCGCGCACCCTGTCAAACTCATCCAGCGTCGCGCCACTCAGACGCGCCTGATTGAAGCAGGCCGTCAGCTTGTCGGCTATGACATTGGTGGCGATGTAAATATCTGCATAAGCCAGTATGTCGCCGCAGGCCCTGCGCAGATCGGAGCCAGCTCGACCGACTTGATCGTTCGATGTCGCCAGCAACATCTCGGTGGCGAGGCGGGCAATCCTAGTGGCTTCCTTAACTTCAATGGCCGGGATCATGCTGTCACATCCGGTTTTGAGCGCGGTGCGTTGGTTCTGATCACTTCCTTGACTTCAGCCACACTCGCATCATTGAGCTGTTGGACAGCGTAGTAGACGCCAGCCTTGCTGCTTCGCTCGCCATTCGCCGGGGCCTTGCCGTATTCGGTGAACGACATATCGAACACGCAATATCCGCCAACCCTGTTCTCCTCCGTCACCCGGTAGCGCGTGCAGGAGACTTCCAATTGGCCAAGCAGCGGCAACTGCAGGATTGCCGGACCCTCGGTCTCCAGCGCCTCGATCAGTTTGTCGCGCGCCGGGATGTAGGTCTTTTTCTTCAGGTCGTTGCCATCGCCATCCACATCTCTCGGATAGACAATGATGTAGCCGCGCACCGTAAACTCGCGCTGGCGGCGTCCCATGTCTTCGGCGTATGGCACGTCACGCTTCGGAAATTCGTGCGGCACAATGCGACGGCCAGATTCGCGCACCGCAGATTCGACATGGAAGCGGCAATTGCGAAACATCGCAGGCATCCACTTGCTGCGCCACGCCTCGCCTGACTTCAGCTCCATGATCTTGGTAGCTTTAGCTGGCGAGAGGCCCTTGCCATTGGCGACGGGCTGAGAGTTGTTAACCGGCGGTCTTGGTGGTGCGATAACCGGGCCTCTGGCCATTTGCTTTCCCTTAGATGCTGTAAGATTCTTCTGTTGTCTTGGCGACGCTCGGACCTTGCTGCGTCAATTGACCAGCCTCCTGTCTCTGCATATCGGTGTTCTTGAACAGCTTTGTTCTGGCTTGTTCGGCACCCTGTTGAGCTGATGGTCCTACATCAACCTTGACGCTGCCGTCCGCCCTGACTGTCTGATTGGTCGTAAGCGAGCCACGGTCGAGCGCGCCGCGATCCGGCTGGCTCGCCAGCGAAGCGCCGAGACCGATGCCGCTGCCTGCGCCCTGCGCGGAGAGTAGGCTTGATGGATAGCCGCCGACTTTGGCTGGCGCGACGACTGGACCCGTCTCCGTCCCGGCGACCTTGCTTTGCTCGGCGGCCTTGCTCTCCTGATAACGCTTCATGCCTTGCGGCGTGAGCTGAGTGTGAACGTGAGGACCGGTCGCATGGTGAGATGGATGCCTCACCTCATCGATAATCTTGTAGTCGCGGCCTTCCTTCAGACCGCGCCCACCCATCGTCTCGCGTATTCTGGCCATCGCCGTATCGGACTGCTCAGGCGTGCGGGCGCGCGTATCGAAGGCGAGCCCGCGCGAGTGCGCGGAGTGAGGATTCGCGCGCGACAGCGGATGGTTGGGGCTGCGGTAGGTGGACGTGATCTCCGCGCCCGTAGCCTTCACCTCGCCCGTCAGCGCGGCTAGCCCAGCCGCCCTTCCCTCTGCGCTATCATCAACGCCAACGGGTGCGCCACCGCCGCCACCACCGCCGCCGCTGCCTTTGGTCATCGTCTGTGGGACGGTCCCCAGCGACGCGACGTTGCCGCCAGTCATGATCGCGCTGGCTTGCGCGGGAGACATCCCGCCGCCAGCACCACCGCCCGCACCAGAGCCAGCACCAGCGCCGCCGCCGCCACCAGCACCAGCGCCAGCACCGCTAGCCGGTGCCGATTTCGAACCGCCGGTATCAGTGCCCGTATCTGCGCTGTCGCTATTCGCGCGCTGTTGATCGGCGCTGGTGCCGCCGCTCGCGGTGCCGCTGGTGCCGCCGCCTGAATTGCCTCCCTTCGTACCACCCTGCTCTGGCGTGTAGGATGCATTCTGGACGCCACTGCCGGGACCGCTGCCGCCCGTGGCACCTGACCTTCCTGACGACCCTGACGATCCCGGCGCTCCCTTCCCGCCATCCATATTGCGGTCGAAGAATGCGTTCAACTTCTCAAGCTGCGCCGTCAGCTTCTCGGCTTGCGTCGTATTCCTGCCGGTCTCGTCAATCAGCTCATCCTGCGTGAACGAGATGTTTGTCCGCAACGAGCTGTAGTCGTTGGTGCCGCCCTGATAGCTCTGAGGCTGCGGCTCCATGCCACGATTGTAGTATCGCTGTTGCGTCGCCATCGGTGGCCGCTCAAGGCGACCAGATCGCATAGGCCCGCTCATGTTCGGCGGCGGTGCCGGTGACCCGCTTGGCGGCAGGGCGTTTTCGTTCCTTCGCGTCGCCTCTTCTTCCGGGGTCTCCTTGACCCCCTCATCCTTCTTCGTCTCGGTCATCCCACTGGCGGTACCAGTGATCGTATCGTAGAGCCCCTTGATGTCCTTGAAGAGCTGAGCCACACCGCCCAGCTCCGTCCTGATCATCGTCAGCGTTTCCGGGATCGATTCAATAAATCCCGGCAGCTTGTCGATCAGCCCCTTTAACTCAACCTTCAGCTCGCTCAACAGCGCAGGCAGCTCATCCTGCAGCTTCCCAAGCGCATCGAGAACGATGGGCAATCCCATCGCCAAAATCTCGGTCGAAAATTCGTCCCAGATCGCCGTGATCTCGCCCCAGACCAAACTGATCTGTTTGCTTAATACCCCGATGCGCTCCAGCTCCTTCGCCGTCTTCGGGTCAGGGTCTTTCAGGATCGGCATTTCCATGTCTTCGGCGCTCAAACCAAATTCAGCGCCCCACTGGTTCATCATCGCTCTGGCGACATTTTTTGCGACGCCAGCCTCGATCATCTGACGCTCAAGCGCCTTGCCGTAAGTGATGACCGCGTTGCGCGCCTTGTTCGGGTCCATCGCCGCGAGCTTGTTGACCCAGTTCTGATCGACGCCCATTCCAATCAGCCGCGCGCGTAGCGACGAATTGTTTTTCGATAGATTGAACTGAGCGTCGCCAACCGCCTGAAAACTTCTGGTGATCGACTCGGCTGACTGGCCAAACCGCTTGGCTTCGTCCTGAGCGTACTTCAGCTCCGCGAAGGTCATGCCCATCTGTCGGGCGGTCTTGCCAAGCGTATCCATCTCTCGCGCGAAGCGAAAAACCGAAACACCATAAGCAACAACGGCAGCGCCAAGGCCGACAACAGCAATCGCGACGCCGCCGATTCCCATCAGCGCCACCTTCGCGGTCGTGCCGACGCTCGCGAATGCACCACCAAGACCGTGCAGGGCCACGCCCATGTCGCGCATGTTGCCAGCGATCTGCGGCAGGCTCTGCAATCCCTGCGTGGCCACGCCCATGCGCGCGAAGCCGTCCTTGAGCGCATTGGCATTTACCGCCGCCGCGCGCATCTCCGTATTGAAATTGCGAAGACCCGGAACCGCTTTATTGGTCGCGCCGCCCAGATTGGTGACGCCAGCCGAAGCCGCGTTGACGGCGGTCGTTAGTGCGGTCGCTGACCCGGTCAGCAATCCTATTTCACCACGAATCTTCGCCAGCCCCGGAGTGGCGTTATCCTGAAGATTAACTGTGAGACGTAGTTCTTCGAACTCTGCCATTTAATTTGTCGCCAGTAGCTCTTTGGCCGTTTCCTTCGACATCGTTGTCTCTCTCGTTGACGAAGTGCTTTTGAATGCGCCGCTGCCGGTGACTTCGACCTTGGTACCAGATGGCGCTCTCACAACCGACGTGAGCTTGCCGTCCGTCTGAACATTGGCGTCCTTGTCCGCCGTTAAGGCTTGGCGCGAGACCTCGGCGCGGGCCACTGTGGGCCTGTCCTTGGCGGCGTCGGCCGCAGCAATTTCTCGCTGCCGTCGCTGTTGCCATTCGCGGGAGCCCGCATAATCCAGATTGTTAAAGCGCTCGCCGTTGATGTTAACGCCAATGCCGCCCCTATTATAATTCGGGTCTCTGCTACTGCCCTGATCGGTATGACTCTCGATGGTATTGCTGCCGCCAATCGCACGGTCGATCTGCGAATTTACATAGGCGCGGTACTTCGGGTCTTTATCCAAACTGGCCAAATGAGAATTGATCTTACCGGTGCGGATCGGACCATAAAAACTCTCGCCTTGACTTCGGCCTTCGATCATCTGCTTCAACGTCTTCGGCGGCAGGCCGCGCCTTCTGCGGCTCTCGTTGACCATCTCCGTTCTGTTGAACAGGCTCTCGACCACGGCCGGACCAGCACCAAGGTTCTCGGCGCTGAGAATCCCGCCAACCAGCCTTCTGGTCGCCGGGTCTTCCAGCTCCTTCTTGAACCCCTCCCGCTTCGCCGCCAGATACTTCGATCCGCTGCCAGCCTCTGCCGGTGAGACGCCATCGACCTTGGCGCTGTCGGTAGCACCATCCACTTTGGCGCTATCGTTGCCGCCGCCGCGCTTCGCGCGCACCTCCGCAACCGCCGAGTCGCCCGCGTAGCGAATGTCCATGTTCTTGATGGGTCGCCGCTTCACGCCGTACTGGTCGGCAAACATCGCGGTGTTCGTCTTGGCATCGTAGCTACCGGGAACGATGTTCATGACGTGGCCGCCAGTCTGGCCCTTGCCAAGCGGCGCACCGACATTGCCGCCGTAGCGGCGCTCGTTATAGCTGGCGATCATACTGCCAAATGGGCGGTTCGGATTATTGATGTCCGCCTTGTCTTGCTTCTCGCCCCAGTCATTCCAGTTGGAAGCAATCGCGCCGCCCTTTGGCGGCTTGAACCCGGCCGACATCACATACTTGCCAGCGACCATGCCGCAGGCTGGGCCGTTCATGCGGTACCCCTTCGCCGCGAACAGTTTCTGCAACCCGGCGGTGTCTCCCGCGCGCCCCAAGGTCTCGACCTGTTTCATTGTTTCAGGATCGATGCCCTTGCCATCCTGATCATTGAGCGCCGCCGGTCCACCGGCACCGCCGTTGCTGTAGGTGCCACTGGCTCCACCGTAGCTGCCACCGCCACCTTGACCGCCGCCGGTATATCCGCCGCCAGCCGCAGCGCCCGCTGATCCGCCAAAGGTTGCGTTCTGGAAACCGCCGCCGCCACCACCACCGCCGCCAAAGCGTTCGAAGTAGTCGTTCAGCTTTTCGATCTGCCTCGTAAGTTTTGAGACCTCGTCAGTACCATCGCTCAATTCGTCCTTTAGTTCGCCCTGCGTGAACGATGCGCGCTGGAGCAAAGGGTTACTATTATTGGAGCCACCGTCGTAGCTCATATTCCTGCGCAACTGATGCGGCATCACCCCCGGACCCGTCGCGCGCGGACCATACTGTCCCGGCGGCGGCGTGAGAGGAGGCGGCACGGGCGGTCGATCACCGGGCCTTATCGGCTCCAGACCATGATTGCGCAGAGCCTCATCGGTGGGAGTGCCGCCGCCCCACCTCTCCGCGTCCCACATCGACCATTCGCCACGCCGTTTCTTCTCGGCCCATGCCTCGTCGTTTTCCTTGCTCATGAACTTGTCCCAGCCCATGAACTTCTGCAGCGACGGGTGCGCGCGAGATCGCACCATATCAAGCGGATGCACCATATATTTGAGGGTGGTGATCACACCCTGAAACAGGGAGACGACCCCCTTCAGCGCGACGCCGACTTTACGAATGGCGGTCGGTATTTTTCCAACAAGCCCCGGCAAAAACGAGACCGCATATTCGATCCAGATTCTCAACTCTTTCAGGATCGCGGGCATCTTGCCCTTCAGCTTGATCATGCTGTCGCGCAATTTCGGCAGCGCGGACGCAAGCAGCTCGGTCTTGAACTTGGTCCACTCATGCGTCATCTGTCGCCAGACGCTCATGATGGCATCGCTGTACATAGAGATGTCTTCTAGCTGCGCCTTCTTCTTCGGAGACATCGGCGGCAGCTCTGGCATATTCAATTGCTCAGCGCCGAGTTTGAACTCCTTGAGAAACTGAGCAGCTAGTCTGGCGGCGTTGGCTGGCATGACGCCAGACGCGAGAGCCTGCGCCTCCAATTGCTTGGCGTACCGGACAATGGCATTGCGCGCTTGGTTCGGCTCCAGCTTTGAAAGCTGCGCGATCCATCCAGCATCAACGCCCTGACCAAGCAACGTCGCGCGCAGTTGAGAATTGTTTTTGTACAGGTCGAGCTGCGCGTCGTTGATTCCCTGATAGCTGCGGATGACCATGTCGGCCGAATAGCCAAACTGCTTCGCCTGATCCGTCGCATACTTCAGTTGAGCAAAGCCCAAGCCCATCTGCTTCGCCGTCTTGCTCATGTCGCTCATCTCGCGAGCGAACTTGAAGACGGAAACACCGTAGGCAACGACGGCTGCGCCAAGGCCAACAACGCCAAGAACGACGGCACCGATACCAACCACCGCAATGGAAGCGGCGGCAGACACCCCGACAAATGCCGCGCTCATGCCGCGCACACCAAGGGCCATGTCGCGCACGTTGCTGGCTATCTGCGGCAAGGACTGGAGCCCCTGCATGGACACGCCCATCTGCAGGATGCCAGAGACCACTGAGCGCGCACCCTGCTCAGCTTCGCGCATGCGTTGATTGAGCGTGCGAACTTGCGGAGCTGCGGCGGTCACCGCATTGCCGAGATTGGTGATGCCGTTAAAGCCTGCATTCAGGCTCGCCGTCATCGAGTCAGTGGCAACGGTTAGATTGCCAAGCTCACCTCGCAGGCGCTGAAGCCCCGCAGACGCATTGTCTACGAGGTTGACTGTAAGGCGTAGCTCTTCAAATTCAGCCATCTTCCTGCGCCATCCGCTCGCGCTTCTTTTGATGCGCGAGTTCGATGGTCCGCTCCAGATGGATGCGGACCTCGGACGCGGGCATGTCTAGAAACGTGGTGGGCGAGATATGGTAGAAATCAGCGAGCCGATAGCAGTCGAGGACGGTGTCCCCTACCAAGCTGTCGGGTCCGGGATAAAAAAACCGCGAAGCCTGTAGGCGCAGCTATTCCAGTCCCGTGGGTCCATCGCCTCGATGAACGGCGGCAGGATGCCGGACAGTTGCGACATCATCGTCGTCATCTTGCGCTCAAGGATGATCACATCGCCGTCTTGGTTGACGTGACACGGATTGCCGCAGCGGTTGATGTCGCCACCAGTCGGCTCCCGGAACGTCAGCTCATGAACCGTCTCGGCCCCCTGCCGGACGCCACGATGCAACAGTCGCACCTTGACCGGCCAGACCTCTTTCGGTTGCTCGACTACGTCATCGGGCTCGTTGTCGATGATCGGGCCTGCGGCCGGATCGGGCGTCTCGGGAAGGGGATCGGCTTTGACGAACCCTTCCCGGTTAGCTTGCTTATTCATACGCTTCACCTTTTATCTGGCGGCCTGCCGGACTGGCGAGACCGGATTGTCGATGGCCATTTCCTCGCACCAGAGACCTTCCCATCGCACACGGACCTGACCGTCGCGGGCGTTGGCTTCCAGTGCAGCTTTGCACGTCGCGCCAATCAGGCTGTACTGCCAGCCATTGGCGAGCTGCGCCACGACGTTTACGTCGGTAGCTCCGTCAAGGTCTTCCAACGCGAGACCGCGCGTGGTCGAGATGTCGCCCTCGATGAAGGGTACGCGGGGCAGCTCCTGATAACCGTGAACGCCGTCCTGTCCGGCGATCATGGTCCGCTCCACCGGAGACGGGCTTACCGTGAAGTTGCCTCGCAGTGCCATCATCTGCGAGCCCACATAGAGATAGGCGATACCAGCGAATCTTTGGGCCATAGTTCAAAACTCCAGTTGTTCTGTGGAAGTGTCAAGAAGGAAGCAACGGCGCTTAGCCGTTGCCGCCAGCCGCGAGGCGAACGCCCGCATCCCCGATGTCGCGATCCACGCCACGGTCGTACTGGAGCCTGAACTGCGCCAGCACAGCAAAGACGCGGAGCTGGTTGATCAAGTCCGGCGGGTACAGGACGTTGAGGCGGTTCGGGTTGTTCGGGTCGCGCTCGACCAACAGGTGGTTCTTGAACGAGCGGGTGTCCTCGACCAGACCGTTGTATTCGTCCTGACGATACTCCGCGACCAGCTCGGCCTTGATGATGCCGGGGGTGACGATGGCCTGACCGGGACCGAAGCGGGTGCCGTCGTTGGCCAGCTTGTGGCGTGGGAATTTCGACGTGATCGCCTGACGCTGATTGCGCAGCAAGCGAGCGAGCGTCGCCAGCGTCGTCACCAGCTCGTATGCGTCATCGCTCTGCGCGTACAAGTTAAGCTGATAGGTCGTGGTTTCCCGGAGGATCATCACGCCTTCGCCGCCGACTTCCTGCGTCGCGATCCCGTAGCCTGCGAGCGTGTTCAGCTCGCCGCGATTGAAGCGCTCATGCAGCGGTGCCGACAGAACGCCCGTGAGCGCCAGCGTCTGCAGCGGGCGGGCCGGATCGTTGGTGAGGCCGCGCGCGGCCTTTGCGGTGTAGGCGGCGGTCCACTCATAGACCGGCGTCGGGCTCCCCAGCTCGACACCCATGATCGATGTCGTGCCAGAGTTCTGGGTTTCACCAAACATGATCATGTTGGCGTAGTCGGCGCGGTGGGCTGAGAAGACGTGACCGTAAAGCTGACGCATCCAGCCCCAGCGGCCGGTATCGGTGAAGCCGTACTCCAGATTCCACGCCATCAGCGAGGTGGAGTCGGTGAACGGCATCGCCACATATTCGAAGTTGCGCTCGCCAAGATTGGCGATGGCATCATCCATATCGGGCACACCAGCGCCGCCGCTCAGCATGCCAAGGGTGGTGTATTCAATGGTGATGCCAGCCGGAAGCTCTTCGCTGCCGATGCGGCCATAGTAGCTGTCGCGCAGATCGATATCGTTGCCGCTGGTGCCCTTCCAGTTACACGTCAGCGTCACATCGGTGGGACCGCCAACCGATGTCACCGGCAGATTGAAGTTTTCGTTGATCGCCGCCGAGATCGCGACATTGATCTCGTTGAGCGTGTCGGTCGCGCCGATGTTCACGCCGACATGCTGGCCGCCGATGTAGAGGTGGATGGTGCCAGCCTCATGACCGCCCGCAGCAACCGTCACAGTGATCGAGCCGGTAGCCGCAGTGCCGCCCACCGGTTCAGCGAGCGGTAGGCCCCAGACTTCGTGCGCGAAGTTGTTGGCGAAGAACGCTGCAAACATATTGGCGAGGTGCGAGCCCTGACCGAATTGCTTGTCGGCCTGAGCTTGCGTGCCAATTGGGATCGCAACGTCAGGAATACCAATGCCCTCATCGGTCATGATGCCGACGAGCAGCGCAGGCTGGCGGATAGTCCAGAGACCGGCCTTTGAAGGATCGACCTCGACCCAGTAAAGCGGCAGTCTCCAGTTGGTCGGAATGTTGGCGAAACTTACAGGCATGGTTCGATCTCCTAACCGGGTTTCGGTCTGATTGAGTTTTTAGTTCAGGCTGCGGGTGGCGGGCTTCTGTTGGACTTCGGTTCTGACCTGTGCGGCTCGACCTTTGGTGTCCCCTTCGGCCTCGGCTTGTTCGCCGCCGCCTGCTCGCGCGGGTTCGTGGTCTGGTCAGCCTCGGCAAACCCGTCGCCGCTACCGGGCTCGGTGCTGATCGAGCCTTCAGCCAGACGGCGCGTCGTGAAGCCGTCAATCGGCCACTCGACACCCTGATCGAGCGCGCTTCCGAAACGGGTGCCGTTGGCGTGCCGCATCAGCATCCGCATCGACTCGTTAGCCGCGAACACCTTGACGGTCTTCGCCGGTCCAGTGATCACCTTGAGGCGAGCGGCGCGAGCTGCACGAATTGCGTCGCGCGGGTTCTCGCGGGGGCTCTCGGCTACGGCGGTGGGGTCGCCATGCTGGGGGGTGACTCGCGTCTCGGAGACCTTCACGTCGCCGGGGTTCTGGGTGCCAATCTTAATCTCGGCCATAGTTCTATTCCTTCCGTTCAAGCGGGTTTAGTTCTGGGGGCGGGGGATCGAATGCGTACTCGGTAACGATGCGCTGCACCTCGTCGGCTGGCGAGACCGTACCGTCGTCATTGAGATGCGCCGTCTCCTGATGGATCAACAGTAGGTCGTCGGTGATGACCGGCGTGTACTCGGCGCGATACTTGAGCGTCTGCTCGTAGCGCAGTTCGCTCATCGGCGTTTCGTTGGTTTGCGGCGGATGATCCACCATCCGCCAATTGCCATTCAACAGTCCCTCGATCCGCACATTGTCCGGGTTGCCGATACCGCCCGGATAGGCGCGGGTGTCGATCATGTTCATCAGGTACTGGTCGCGCCACAGCCAGTTCATGATGACCCAATAGGCCTGATTGAGTTTCTTCTGCGTCGCCTCTGGATCATTGTTGACGATGATCACCGAGAACCCAATCGTGAGATTGTGGATCATCTCGATATCGCCGTGGTTCGGATCGCCGTCAGGGCTCATGTCTTCCTTGATAAGGTAGACGCCCAGCATCGGGAGCTGATTGGGTTGCGTCGGAAGCTGGCGGCTCCTGCGCACGCTGAAACCCTGATAGAACGGCGCGGTCACCAGCTTGTCGAGCAGCATGTCGCGGATGACATAGCCGTAGCTCTGCACTTCCGTGATGGTCGGAGGGTAGACTATCCTCGGCGCGAAGTAGCCGGTGGTCATGACGGTCTCGATAGCATGATCTTGCGGATGATCAGAGTGGTCAGGCCGCCGCCGTTGCTCTCGGTGTCAACCACTTCGTACTCTCCGACTCCAATCTCACCCGCGTCGGCATCAACCCCGATGTAGATGCGGTCGAGCTGCTCCGGGACGAAACTAAACTCGGCGTCGCGCACATCGAGAATGGTTTGCTGGTCGGAGGTGATCGAGCCGTCCATACCAGCCACATCCACTGGACGGGTGTCGAATATCCCGCGCGACGCATACGCGGGCGCACCCGGCTGCGAGGCCAGAGGCGTCACAGTTATCGGGCGCGCGAAGGTGTCCATATTCGGCAGATAGACCAGTGTCGAAAAATCTAACGCCATTCGATTGCCTCCCTGCACAACCTCTTCATGCGGTCGAACAGTTGATCGACCAGCACCGGCCGCAGGATCGGGCGCTTGGTGCCGACGACGCGGCGCTGCGGCTTGCGGTTGGTCGCCTTACCCTTGTTGTTCGGCCCCGAAGTCCTCGCTCTGCGCGAGCGCGGATAAATCAACGTCGTGACTGACCACTCTGAAGACATCTGTCTGCCGGTCTGCGCATCGATGGTCGGATACTTCCGGTTCATGTCCTCGCGCTGCCAGTCGAGAAAGACTTGCGGCAGGCCGGTGTACATCTCGTTGATGCGCGTCTGCACGTCATCGAATTGCTTGAGCAGGGCGTCAGCTTCGACCTTGACCTCGAATGGCATGGCTTCAAATCCAGTGTTTGATGTAGTGGCCCAGCAAGTCCTTCACGGTATCCTTGCCGCCGGATGACGCGGTGGTGCTGCCGCCAGAACTTCCGCCGCTGGTTGGCGAATGAAACATCACGCGCGATTCCTTATGGCTGATCATGCGAACACCGGTCAGTGCCGCCGCCGCCTGCTCGCTCTTCGATGTCGAGACCAGCAACGATACCGCCTGTTGCAGCGGTAGCGGAGCCTCATCCGGCAAATCGTAGCCGCCCGTGTAGGTGATGCTGATCGGTTCGGCCCGGTTGGTGAAGATCGACAGCTTGCCCTCGCGCTCGTCCAGCTCCCAGTCGTTGAGCCGGTCAACGCCATTGGTGGTGACGCTCTCGATGTCGGACTGTTTCACTGGCCAGTGCGTCAGGTAGACCCGGCGGCTGGACAGCTCGCGCCATCTCTCGATCAGCTTTTCCCTAGCGAAGATGCGATTGCACATCCGCGCGATCACCTGAGAGTTGGTTGAGATCAATAGCTGCAATTGATCGTCGCTGGAAACGTCGGCAGGCGGAATGCCCAACGCAATCTTGGCGTCCTCCAACGAAATCAGGTCGTGGCTCACCGCTGGCGTCAGTATGATCTGGGTGACATCGGCCATGTCAGCGGGCCTCGATCTGGAATTGTTCGAACAGACTGCGCAATTGCAGCGGCGGCCCGGACCTTCCGTCCGACATGATGGGAATTGCGACGTACTCCGCGCGGTCGATCTCCCACTTCTGGATTACCGCGCCGGGGGTACCTCTTTCGCCCTGCTCGCCGCGCGTACCGCGCTCGCCCTTGGGTCCGGCCTTGCCTTGGCTCGCGATCAATTGCCAGCCGGGACCGGGACACACTCCGGGGTCGTCCTTCTTGGCGCAGAAGGTGCTGCCACCCAGCGCGACGAACTCCAGCTCACGGTAGGTCTCGTTCTCGTTCCACAGACCGCGCACGATGATCGAACGCCCGTCCGCGCCCGCCCGCGCGAGGCAGACCCAGTCCTTGGAGCCGCCGTCAGGACGGTCGGCCGTGTCCTTCAGCGCCTGATAGGTCGAGCCCGCGCGCGTGACGACCGCGCCCGCATAATGAACGCCGGACTCCCAGACCTTGACGCACGGCAGCAAGCCCATCGGGCCTCGCTCGCCGCGCTCACCGGGTTGTCCGGGCTCCCCGCGCGCACCGGGTATACCCGTCTCGCCACGCAAGCCCATTTTGCCAGCTTCTCCCGACTGGCCACGGTCGCCCTTCTCGCCTCTTTCGCCGCGCTCGCCCTTGATGCTCAGGCCCGGAATACCGGGTTCTCCCCGGTCACCCTTTTCCCCGCGCTCGCCGGGTGCGCCATGCAGCCCCGGCTGGCCGGGATCGCCTTTGACGGACATTCCGGGCAGACCCTGCTCGCCTTTGGCACCGCGCTCACCGGGCTTCCCTGTCTCACCGGGACGCCCTTGGTCGCCGCGCTCGCCACGGTCGCCCTTGATCGACAGCCCCGGCTCGCCCCGGTCGCCTGCAGGCCCGCGTTCGCCGGGGAGCCCGCGCTCGCCGGGGTCACCCTTGACGCTCAGGCCGGGGATACCCTGCTCCCCTCGTTCGCCTTGGGGGCCTTCTTTGCCTTGGAGACCGATTTCCCCTTGCAGCCCGCGCTCACCAGCCGGTCCCGGTGCCCCGTCGCTACCATCGTGCCCCGGTTCGCCGCGCTCACCAGCGGGGCCGGGAGGCCCTTCCTGACCCCGTTCGCCAGCCGGTCCCATAGCACCGTCAACGCCGGGGTCACCGCTCTTGATCGTCGCCAGCTTCTCGCCCACCAGCCGGTCAACCTTGGCCTGCAGCCCCGTCACGACGAGGTTGATCTCGGCCACGGTCGCGCGCATCTGGGCTTCCATCAGCTCACGCTGCTGGTCCCACTGCTTGCGATGCTGGGAGATGACAACTCCCATCGCCACGCGAAGAGCTTCAAGCGTCGCTTCTGTCATGTGCATCGGCGTAGGAGAGGAGCGTTCTGACTTCGCTGGCAACGACATCGTCAAAGTCCTTTGCCGTGATTGATTTCTTCACTGGCGGCTCATCGTCAGGGGGTTCTTTTTCTTCCAGCTTCTCACCCGGAGGCTTCGCGCCAAACGGCGACGGCGGCCCACCGGCAGGAGGAGCGCCTGCAGCTCCCGGCATTCCCGGAGCGGCCGGGATTGCGGCGGCGGCCGACAGCGGCACGACCTGTTGCTGGACGCGGGGCTCGTCGCCAAACTCGACCTCGGGCAGGCTCTCGATGGCGCGGGCTTCGTTGGGCGAGAAAATTCCGCCCTGCACCGCCTGCGCGAGGCCAGCGATCCTGACGCCAAACGCAGACCGCAACAAGGCGGCAGTATCAAACTCGACGTATTCGTCTGGCTGGCCATCGAGCTGGAAAAGTAATCCAAAGGCGTCTTCAATGTGATTGATAGCAAAGCCAAGACCAGACGCGATCCAGCTCTGCATCAATAGTTCGGTCGATGAAAAGGCGGTACCGCCGATGCCGAGAATTGCGAGCGGTACCCTGAAGGCGAGTGCGATCTTCTGGTCGGTGAGCTTCATCATCTCGGCCAGCTCGGCATCTTTTGACGGCGTGGACAAGATGTAAGGCTTGAGGCCCGCCGTCAGGATCGGGGTGCCACCCGCGTTCAGCCCTCTGCTTTGCTCGTCCCAGCGGTCGCGGATGAACTGGACCTGATCCTTGTCGAGGATGAGGTCGGTCGTCAGCACCGCGCTCGGGCGCGCTTGGTTCATGTAGAATTTGATCTGTTGCTGCGTCATCGCGTTGGACTGTGCGATGTCGTTGAGCGCCGCCGCGATAGGCGTGTCGCCCACCAGCGGATAGGGGTGCCGTCGCCGCGTCGCGTTCAGGCGCACATGCAGCACGTCGCGCGCGGGCACGACCAGCGATTCCTTGACCTGTCGGTCGATGATGTCGTTGCCTGCCAGATTGTAGAACACGTCACCAGTCACCGCGACTTGCGGATAGCTCTGGTTCGGGTCCATCAAGTGTAATTCTTTGATCTCGAATCGATCATTGCGCAGCGCCAGAGCGTAGGCATTGCCATCCGCGTAGAGTGAGCGGGTCAGGTTCAGCATGAAATCGCTGGGCGATTGATAGCTGTTCGGAGAGCGCAGGATGCGCGACACCGCCGAATTGGTGATGCGGTCGCGACCCTTCTTATCGTTCAGCCGCCAGTGATCACCGGGACACATCGCGATGGTCTGGCTGTACGCCGACAGGCATGCCTCGACCATTGCGGACGAAGCGCCGCTGCTCGGATTGATGTCCGACTGCCAGAAATTCCACGGCGAGTCTGCGGGGAGCCAGCCGCCTGTCACCGGAAGGTAATAGGGACCGGGACGCACCTCGCCCTCGCCAGCGGCTTTGCTGACGAAGGCGGAAGCGATCCTTTGCAGGAAGTTGGCCATCAGGTGCCGGATGGCTTTGCGTTATCGCGGGCCGGGGTGGCCGCGCGGGTCTGGTAGCCGCCCGTCGATGGCGTTGCCGCCTCGGACTGCTTGTTCTTTTGCTCGTCCTGCTTCTTCTTGGCTTCAGCGGAGCCTTCATGCTGGTGGCGCGTGTCCGGGTTGATCCAGCCACTGTCACCGGGCTTCGGCATACCGCCATGCTGGAGGCGCTGCGGATCACCGCCGCCCTCCGGGATCGAGCCCATGTTCATGGCAGCGACCTTTGCCAGATCATTCTCCATCTGGGTTGGGGTCGGGTCTTCATGGTCATAGAACTTGGCCACTCGCTCCTGCACTTCAGCCGCCGTCTGCTCGACGCCTTCCTTGTTGTGCTTGTCGATCTCGGACTGCGTCGGGGTCGGGTTCTTCTGTTCGTCAGCCATCTGGCTCTCCTTGTTTCAGGTTGAAGTGTCTTCCGCTTCTGACGGAAGACACTCTATCAACGCTTGCGGTGACTAATCGATCACCACGTCACGCCCGCCACCCACGCGACGGTCCCGGCGCGGCGAACCGCCCAGTTCATCGGCAGGATGAGGCGCAAAGCGAGCGAGTCGGTCTGGAACATCGACATGGCAGGAGCCGCCACGACGCCGGGGGTGCCGGTGGTGCCGATGTGCTGCGGTGCGGTGTCTTCCATGTGCAGGGTCGCGGTGTCGCTGATTTCGAATCGCGGGGTGTCGCCCGTGATCGAAACAAAGTCGGCCGCGTCCATGCAGATCACGGTGCCAAGCGGCACGGTGCCGGATTTGATTACCGGGTAACCCATCAGCATGTTGTTCTCGATGCTCTGGGCGAACGGGAAGAGACCGCCGGGGACCGGAGGCTGGATGAACCCGATGCCGAGAGCCTGTTGCGGGTTCATGATGAAGACCAGCGAGCGGACGTTGCCGTTGGTCGCCGTCAGGATCGCGCCGGTCAGGCCCTTGAGATCGCCAACGAGGGCATTGAAGCCACCGCCTGCGGTCGGGGTCAGACCAACGCTGCCGTTGCGCAGACCGGCGGGACGAATGATCGTTGCCGGGAGCGCATCGAGCAGGATGGTGTCGATAGCGATCTGCGTGTCTTCCTGAATCGCGTTGCGCAGAAGGCCTTCGATGGCGGGCACGGAATGCTCGTCCATCTCACGGGTCCAAGTGGTGATCACCGCCATCTTCTTCGGGGTGAGCAACTGGCTGGTAAACGCGGCCTGACGCACCGGGATCGGAGCGCCTTCACCGACGAACGATCCAGCAACGGTCGGGGTCGCGGAGCGCGTCGGCACGTTGATGCGGCCATTGCGCCCGAAGGTCAGCTTGAGCCCCATTGCCGACAGCGCCGGGTAGACCGACGACGGCAGCAAGGACGGCATCAGGTCGGCGTTGATCTGCTGAACGAGTTCAGCGGCCCAGCCGGTGACCGTGGTCATCGCCGGGGCAGTGCCAGCCTTCAACGAGAGATCGCCAATGAGCTTGGTGGCCTCGTCGTCGCCATAGATTTTCTGGCGGACCTGATCGACGGACCAGCCAGCGAACTCATGGTTCTTCGACAGAATCTTGATCGTACCGGCGCGGACCAAGAACTCGATGGGGTCGAGCTTCTTCGGCGTGAACGCGAACGGACGCGCGCCTTTGCCGATGATGGCGGGAGCGGATTTGCCGTTAGCGTTTTCGTCCTTCATGTCGGTCTTGATCTTGATCTCGCTGTCGAGGAACGACTGCCGCAGACTTTCCTGATCAGCAATCTTCTTGTTCAGCTCGTTGGTGGTCGCAACGTCTGCGTCGGTGACGTTCTCATCGTCAACGCCGTCGAGGTGTGCGGATAGTTGGTCGCGCAGGCGGTTGAGCCGCTGCTCAGTGTCAGCAATACGCTGGGTGAGGGGAGACGCCATGGTCTCGTTCCTTCTATGTGATGTCTTCGTATCGGCATGCCCGCCGTTTGAACCGCGACGCACAACGCTCTGGTCTTTTTTATTGACTTGCCCGTCAAAGACCGCAGCGAGGGTGTCTCGGGAAATGTTGAGCGACTTGGCAACCGCCAAGGCGTTCGGGTTCGCAGGGATCGAAACCAACGAGGTCTCGACTAGCTCAGCTCGTTTGAAGCGTAGGCCCGCCCCGCCTTTGGTCAGCGGTTCGGATTGCCTCGGCAGAAAACCAACCGAGACTGCGCGCAGGATGTCGGCATCGACCAGCCTGCGAATTTCGTCATGGCGCGGGGACGTACCCAATGGCGCGAGGCGCAGCTCGCCGCGCAGCTCGCCGCCTTGGATGTGAAGGTTGTGCCACTTGCCAATCGGGAAATTCGGATTGTGATTGAACAGCGCCACCGGGTTGCGCTTGAAGTTGACCAAGTCCCAGCCCGATGCCTCGATCACGTCGCCCATGCGGTCAGGCGTCGCATCCGACAGGATGAAGGACATGCCAGTGCCCTCCGAAATGTGCGTCTTGATGACGACCTTCTCGGCCTGACGCTCCTCCCACGCGAGCGCGCAGGCGTCCTCGTCCCCAGTCTCGGAAACGCAGGCGTCCATGAACTCGTCGCGGTCTTCGAAGTCGTCGGGCGAGGCTTTGCGCTTGATTCCCATAGGGAAATCCTCCTGCGAGAAAAAGTTAGTGGGTGGGCTTGACGCATAGGCCGGAATGGCCTACATCAGGGGCGACAGAAAAAGGAAGGCGACATGATCAAACTTCGATATTCGGCGGTGGACGGCGTCAACCGTCTCAAATCGTTCAGGAGCCTCGCGGGCGCGCGTAATTACGCGATCTCGATGCTCGGCAAGTACCCCAGTTTCGGCAGCTACTACGCGGTCAGCGACGACGGCGTCGGCAAGATCGAAGTGATCTCGGGCGTCAAGCTGCGCGACCTGTTCGGTGAACCGGGTGGCAACCCCGATCCGGTGATCGATGAGCTGGAGGCGTCCTACGAAGAAGAGCTGCGCGCTGAAGAGGCGCGCGAGCTGGCCCAGATCAAGGCGGAAGCAGAGATGTGGGACAAGGCCTATCGCGCCTACCGCATCGCCGGATGCTCCTGCTCTGAACAGCAATTGAACCTAGTCGGCTGCGACTGCGCAGCATCAAGAGGAGAAAGCAAATGAGCTACCGCGTTATGCCGTGCCCCTGCGGATCAGGGCTCGACAGCTACTGGCAGAACGATGCCCGTGGCATCCCGCTCTGCCGGACCTGTGACAAGTGCCACGACGAAAAGATGAAGGGCTATCGCCCGGACGTTTTGTCAGATTCGAACTACTGGGCGGACGAGGCCATCGAGCCAGAGGACTACTGAAATGGACGACCACAAGCGAGCGGCCTATGCCGCATTACACGATGCCGCCGACAAGGTCCGCGCGCTAGTTATCGCCGCGCGGTCCAGCTCTCACCCGCTCCAACTGAATGACGACACGCTGGTGTCGATGGGTGCCGCACTGAACGGTCTTCATGCTGCGCAGCGCGATCTGGAGCTGGAGGACTTGTTCCAAAAATAATTTTGCAAGGCCTCTTGCATGTAGGCCAGAACGGCCTATATTGAGATTGTTGGGACGGCGGTGGTCGCGGTCCCCGGATAGAGGAGTTTCGAGAATGTACCTTCAGGATTACAAACCGGCCGGTGCCAAGGGCAAGGCCGCTCAGTATGAGGCGGCGTTCGCCAAGGCGGTCGCGGCGGGTCTGGCGGCCGGTGCTGCCAAGGTGCCCAGCCCGATGATCGTCAACGAGATGGTCGGCATGAGCAACGCGGTCAAGCAGTCTTGGTACGTCCCGGAAGGGCCGTGCGGGTTCGCTTGGGTCAACGTCTCGCCCGGAAACAGCCCGTTCGCCAACTGGCTGAAAAAGAACGGCATCGCCCGCAAGTCTTACTACGGCGGCGTCGATATCTGGGTCAGCGACTTCGGCCAGAGCGTCGAGCAGAAGGAAGCCTGCGCCTCGGCCATGAGCAAGGTTCTCCAGATTGAACTGGGGATGTCCTCGATCTCGGCAATGAGCCGTTTGGACTGAACGAAAGAAGCGAGGGTCGCGCCCTCGCCCGGTCTCGGCAGCGGAGCTAGTCGGGCGCGCGAGGGGCTCCAGCGAAACAGCCCCACAAGGAACGAGCGATGGATTGGAAAGCATTAGCGCTGAGCGAAGGGTGGCGCATCGGCGTCGAGGATGGGGAAGCCTGCTTACTGCACGACGACCTAGACCGACGCTGGCCGCTGAATGACTGGGAGGGTGCTTGCCGCGATATCGGCGTAGCCCCACTTGACAAGTAGGCCAGAACGGCCTAGATAGATGGTGACGGGGGCGGCCGGTGCCGCTCCCAGAAAGGGAAAGAAGATGGCCAAGATTTCGAAGAAGGCGGCGAAGGCTGCGGTTAACGCGAAAATCCAGAGCGCGGTCTACGGATTCGTGATCCCGATAATGGTGATTCCGAAGTTGTTCGCAGCGCTGGAGCTGGCGATTGGTGCGGGCGTCCCGGCCGAAGACCTGAAGAAGATTGTCGGCGGATACCCCGGCGTAAGGGAGAGCGTGTGATGAACACCAACGGCAAGATCGTCCCCTGCAATTGCTGGGTCGCCCCCAACGGCGTCCGCTACTCGCCCTACAGCTCCTACGTCCCCGAAGGGTCGGAGCTAGTCACCAAGGGCTGGACCATCCGCTGGGTGGACGGGACCGAAGGCACCGGACGCAAGGCGTTCGAAACCAAGGCAGAGGCCGAAGCCTACCTCGCCAAGGTGCCGAAGAGCTTCAAGGGCATGCATGCGATTGGAAACTGAGATGCTGAACGACCCTCGCGGACCCAAAAAGAAACGAGCGTGGACCCAACGCCACAGTTGGGCAGAGCTGGAGCGGCAAGGCGTCAAGCGGTGCTGCGTCATGTTCTCGGACGGCAAGCAGTGCCGCCGTCGCGTGGCCGAAGATGCCGCCCCCGGTGAAAGCTGGTGCGCGAAGCACACCCCGGAGATGAAAGCTCACACCGCATGGCACATGAAAGTTGTCGCGGACCAGAAACGAAAGGACGACAAGTGACCGGACCAGCACGAAGTTTCGAACCCCGCCTGATCGATGGCGACACCTACTTCAAGACCTCGACCGGCCTGATGGTCAACATCAGCGAGCTGGTGCGGATCAGCGAGGCGGTCACCGCTGCGGTCAAGCCGGGAATGAGCGAGGCCGATTTGGATGCGCTGATCAGCGCGACCGTCAAACGCATGAGCCCCAACTGATGAACGCCTACGACGAAGAATTTGAAGCCGGTAAGCGCGCAGCCGCGCGCGAGCTGCAGCCGCTGGTCGATGCGATCTCGGACGCAATCTTTATGTTCAACGACATCGCCAAGGCGCGGCAGTTGCCCGCGACAGCGCAGGCCGTGAACCAGTACGTCCAGATGGGCAAGCAGCTTGAGCGTTGCCTGAAGCTCTCCGGGTTGCGGCACCTGATCCCGGAAAATCCACCTGTTGGAGACTGTTGACCACATGGTCAACAGTCTCCCCTGACAGGAAAATCGGGGCGTATGCCCCTTGACAGCTAGGCCGAAATGGCCTACATACTAATCGAAAGGAGGGTTCCCGATGGAACTCGTTAGGAAGGCCCATGAGTTCGCCAAGGTGGCGCACGAAGGGGTATATCGCAAATGGTCTGGTGAGCCCTACGTCGAGCATCCCGCGCGTGTCGCGGCCATGCTGGAAGAGCTGGGCTTCCCGGAGAAGGTGATCGCGGCGGCCTATCTGCACGACGTGGTCGAGGACTGCGGGATCAGCCTTGCCGAGTTGGCTGAAAAGTTCAGCCCGGAGGTTGCCGCGCTGGTGGCCGAAGTGTCCAACCCGAAGCTGCCGAAGGAGCCCGGAAACAGGGCGTGGCGTAAGGCCATGGCGGCTGAGCATCTAGCCAAGTCGAGCTATGAGGGCGCGTCCCTCAAGCTGGCGGACATGCTGGACAACGGCCGGAACGTGGTCGAGTTGGCCCCGGACTTCGCCGTTGGGTACATGCCCGAAATGAGCAAGAAGCTGGTGGCGGTAGCCCACGGCCACCCGGAACTGGTTGAAAGGGCCAAAAAATTGTTCGGGTAGTCCCTTGCATGTAGGCCGAAATGGCCTATATAGGGTGTGAAGGGCGGCGGTGGTCGCCGCCCGGAGCCCGGAGTGAGTGTCGTGAAAGTCCTCAAGAAGGTTGCTTTGGCCGTCGTCGCGCTGGTCGCCAAGATGGTCAACGGTTTGTTGAACGCCCTGTGCGCCGCCTACCTTGAAGGCTACGCCCACCCGAAGGGAGCTTGATCGCCATGCCCTGCTTTTACGATGCCTCTGGCTGGGCTGAGCCCCTGCCGCCCCTGCCGCCCCCGGCCTACTACGCTGGCAGCGCGGAAGAAGAAGAGCCCGAAGCCGGGGAAAGCCCCGGCGAAAAGAAGGAGCTGCACTGATGAGCTGGTCTGACTACGACGAATACGAGGAGCGCAATTCGCGCCTCGCTTCCCCGGCCGAAGCGGTCGCGGAGTTCGGCTGGAACGCCGGAATGGATCGCCCGGAGGAAGCGTGGCTGCTTCACGACTGGGATGTCTGGGTAAAGAACCCGCACTACGCCGGTCCCCCGGTCCCGCATCCTGAGAGCGACTGGGAAGGCCCCTACGAAGAGGAGGGCGTCGAGCCTCCGGGTTTCGATAGCCCCTCGCGCGCGGACGAATGGAAGTCCGGCGGCGCGGCCGAGATGGACGACGATATCCCGTTTTAATTTCGGCAAGCCTCTTGCAATGTAGGCCAGAACGGCCTATATCTCTCTTGTTGGTTGCAGGAGAGACGAGATGGCCAAGGTCTGGAAAGTCTGGAAGCACTGGGTCGCCGTCCTCAAGATCAAGTACGAGGGTTGGCTGGAAGCGGAGCGGATCGTCAGCGTGAGCGACAGCGTTCTGTCTCTGGTCGTGTGAAAGGAAGTCCCATGTCGAAGCTGGTCAAAAAGGTTTGGAGCTATCTGGTCGCCGCGATGAGCGTTGGCGAGATGGCGGCCCCGGAAGAACACGTTTTCGCAAAGAAGTGGGCCTGATTGGCCCACACCACTGAAAGGGAAAAAGATGTCTGAATATATCTCATGCGCCGCGACTGCCAAGCTGGTGCGTGTCGCTCTCAAGAAGGCCTTCCCGGCCGTGAAGTTTTCGGTGCGATCCGACACCTACGCTGGTGGCGCATCGATCCGGGTCAAGTGGCTCGACGGGCCGCTCGCCAAGGAAGTCGAGGCGGTCGCCAAGGCCTACTCCAGCGGAGGGTTCGATGGCTCCATCGACCTGAAATATTCCAGCGACGAATGGCTGATGCCGGATGGTTCGGTGTTCGCCGCGAAGTCGCGCGGGACGGAGGGATCGATGGGCTACGTCTCGGCCTACGATTACCCGGCACCCGGACCCGGAGCGAAGCTGGTACACTTCGGCGCGGACTATGTATTCTGCAACCGCGAAATTTCGGCGGCTACCTACACCGCCGCCGCCGCGAAGGTCTGCTCGGACTACGGCATCGAGCTGCCAGAGATCGAAGTGTTCAAGGATGGCACCGCGACGGTGCCCTACAAGATCATGGTCGGCCGCGACTACCTCGCCGCGCTGATCAATCGCGAGCTGCACAAGGCCGCGTAAAAGTTCAAGCCCCCGGTTTTTGACATTGGGCCGGGGGACGACCACTGGACAGGTGTCGGTAAAGAACAGTCTAGAGCCCGTGGCTCACTGCCCTTGGAAAGAAGGATACTCCTGCGGTGGGCGCGACGGGCACCAAATTGAATTTATACCTCGGGTATAAATTAAACTCTGAAAGGGAAACCACCGTGAAAACCTACAAGCTCGGATCGTCCCCGATGATCTACAGCCCCGGCATCGTTGCTTGGGCGATCAACGGCGCGAAGTTCAAGAAGGATCGTCCCAAGATGATCCGCATCATCTCTGACGGCTGGGGCCTGCCCTACAGCATCGCCGAAGGCCTGCTCCTCGGCAAGGTGCCGTACAAGATCGAGGACGACGCGGTCGTCTTCAGCGTGGAGGGCGCGTGATGGGATACGCCATCGCCACCTCACCCTGCGTGGGATGCAAGCGCCTGTTTAGCTACAACCCCGTGCGCGTCCCTTCGGTTCGGATCAACGGCAATCGCCAACCGATTTGCCAGAACTGCGTCGATGTCGTCAACCCGAAGCGGATCGCGAACGGGCTCGACCCGATTGTCCCGTACCCGGACGCCTACGTCGCCTGCGACGAGGGAGAGCTGTCATGAAACGCGACCCTCTCACCTCCCGCTACTCGGTCTGCATCGTCGGCAACGGCTACTCGGTCGAGGACCGCAGGACCGGCCAGCGGCTGGCCTTCTACACCTCGCGCGCGAGCGCGGAGCGCGAGGCCCAGCGCCTGAGCGACAAGGCGCGCGAAACAGTCGTCGCGTTCAGCAAGGAGCAGACATGACCCGTGTTCAGATTCCAGCATACACCGACTGGTGGATGCGCGGCGCTCGCTACGGCGAAATCGTCAAGGTGGCCCGGCGCGGCATCGACGTGAAGAGAGGCGCGGTGGTCACCGGTCACAAACAGGTCGAGATCGCTCACGTCAAACTCGACATCGGCGGCAAGACCATCAAGGTGCTGCTCGATGACTGCACGGAGGTAGGTTGATTCTGATGACAGAACGACCTATATGGATTAACCATGAACGCACAAGAATACAGAGCGGCCCTTGAGGCCCTGCAGATCACCCAGCTCGATGCCGGGGAGCTGTTCAACGTGGGTGCCCGCACCTCGCGCCGCTGGGCGTCGGGCGAGGCCCGCGTCCCGACATCCGTGGCCATGCTCCTGCGGCTGATGCTAAGGAAACAAGTCAGCCCCAACAATGTTGTTGAGGCCATGGAAGGATAACCGATGGCTGAACCAAAATACGGAAACTACAACGGCCTCGGCTCGCGGTATAAGACTTACCCTGACCGGCCGTCTGAGGCTTGGGTAATGGACAATGATCGCAAGAGTTGGGACATGATCAATTCGGTCGATCATATCAACGATGTCATTGAGCTGACCAAGGACGAGTGGGAGAAGGACTACCCCGACGCACCGCCGCTCCCCAAGGAAGCCTTCAGACCAAGATAAAGATCAGAGCCTGCCGTCGATCTGCTTCCATTCCGGCCCCAGCTTATCAAGCACCTTGCCGTAGTAGACGCGCATCTTCGCGTTCCACTCCTCCGCGATTGCTTCCTGCTTGGCCTGCTCTTCGAAATTTCCGGCCTTGGAGGCCTTCACCGCTGCGTCCGCAGCCGTGCGCGCCTTCTTGTACATATCGTGGCCGCCATGCTCCTTCGCATGCAGCAAGCCGGGATGAGCCAACTGGATTTCCGCGATTTGCCCGGTCTCTGGATCGCGCAACATAAGCGGGCGGTCGGTATAGCCGCTTTCCTGTATGGTGCGCCAACCTTCGTCAGCGACTTCGTATGTCTTGGACAATTCCTTCACGACCGCATCGCCATCCGCTGATCCGTTAAGGGTGAAGGTGCCGCGCGCGAGGTCGGTAACGCGAGCGACGCCCTGCCCCGGCTTCATCTTCTGATTGACGCGATCAATGCCGTCTTGGTTTCGTTTTGGATTGCCGTCCGCATCCTTGACGTAGACGGGGTGGCCTTCGGTATCGCGAACGCGATTGCCGTATTTATCCTCCTGAACCAAGTGAACCTTGGTGCCGGGATTGATAAATTTGACGCCGAGTTTTTCGGAGATCGGCGTGGCCGCCTCCTGCAGATTATCCTGCGCGATCAGCGACGCATCGACCGCATGATCCATCGTCTTCAGCGGCGACTTCGCAACCCAGCCATTCTCGGGATGGTCGCGAACATCCTTGACCGCCTTCGGTCCTGCGCCCTGCACACCGGGCTTGTAGCCCTTGACGTGTACCCTTACCGGAATCGACTTCCATCCGTAATCCTTGACGGACGTGTAGGTGCCGTTGCCATCCGTGATCAGATACTTGCCATCGCCCATTGGCTCGACGCTGAGCGGCACTCGCTTCGATAGCTCGCCCTTGGCTGCAGCCGCCATTCGCTTCGCACCGTTGGTGCCGCCCTGCCTGTTCTCATCATCCGACTTGCTGGAGACCAGCTTGCCGATGGGCATGACGGTGGCCCGCTTCATCTTGAAATAGTCTTCGTGCTTTTCCGGCAGCTCTTTCGGCGTTGGCCGGTGGTCGATGACGCGCTTGGCAAAGTCCTTATCGCTCTCGCCCTCTTTGCGCTTGCCGCCGCCCTTGCCGCTACCGCTACTTCCGCTGCTTTCGCTGCCGCCGCCGCTGTCGCCACCACCACCAGAACCGCCGGGTCCGGTGAAGCGACCGTCCTCCGGGTCATGATCCTGATTGTACTTTTCCAGCAACGACATCGAGCGCCGCTTGGCGCTGGCGAACTGGCTCTTGAGACGCTTGGCTTCCTGCTGTTCGCGGTGCTTGCGGATCAGCTCATCGCTGCGCTCGCGCGCGATCACGCGCAGGGCATCCTCACGCTCTCGGACCGCCAACCTGACATCACCATCCTCAAACGCGAGCTTAACCATGGTCGTCTCCACATCATCGACCTCGAAATCGGTTACAGCCGCGACGCGACCGTCGATGACCTCGATCTGCCACTGCCGCATCTCATTCAACGGCGAATCTTCAGAGGCCTCCTTCGGGCTCGGGCCGGGATCGTCAGCGCCATCGGGGTGGCTCTCCTCCCAAGACTGCCGCCACATATTCAGACAGGCGGCGACGGCGGTGAGCTGGTCCTTGCCGTACTCCATCAATTGCGGGACGCACTCGTCCATCCAGTCGCCGTGCGCGCTCTTGCGATCTACTTTTTCCTGCGGCTCGTTTTCTTCCAGCCAAGGCTCAAGCAGATCGTCCGGGATGGTCCCCAGCTCTTCGGCTTCCAATTCCTCGATGTCGCGGCCGAAGGAAACGTAGGCAAACGTCTCCGCATTCGGCTCAAGGCCAAGCTCGTCAATCAGCTTCAGGATATCACTTCGCCCAACGTGGGGGCCGGATTCCTCTAGCAAGGATTTCTCGCTGAGCTTCGTCAAGGTCGATCTTCCCTTCCCTGTATCGCGCCCATGTACTCTTGACGCTGGCCTCTAGCGCGGCGTCGCGCTTTTCCTCGGGGCTGAACAGACCGCGCAACGCTTCCCACGTCGTGCTTTGCATCTCTCTCGGAAGAACGCCAGCGTCCTTGGCCGCGATCCGGTAGGCCTCGCTATATAGGGCATAAAGGCTCTTCAGCCCAGTGTCGGCGTTCTTGGGACCGGACATCCCAAGCCCTTCCTTGACCTGACTGGCACCGCCGCCCAGCGGCATCAGCAATGCGGCGGCCACGGCATGCGTGTCAATCGTCGTGTCCTCGCCGTACTCTGGCGAGATGATGTTGTTGTAGAAATTGCGGACCTTGTGATTGTCGCCAAGCTGCGCCGAGACGTTCTCGCGACTGTCATCCGCCAGAATGCTGAGCGCTGCCTCCGTCATGCCGAAGCCGCCCCAGCCGGATTGCCGCACCTTCCGCTCGTCTTCCTTGCCTGCCATCGCGACTTCGCCGGACTTGGTGCCTTCTGGATTCCAGATCGCGTAGGCGCGGCCCGGTTCGGCGTTGCCCTCATCGTAGAAGCGCAAAACAATCGCTTGCTGCGCCCGGTCTGGAAGCTCCGACAGCTTCTTGCCCTCAAAGGTGTTCGCCATCTTCTCGATCTTGGCGGCCATCGCGCGGCGGTTCTTGACCTTGAGCAACTGGCCCCTGATCGCCGGGTCTTTCGGGTCGGCACCTTCAGGTATCTTGCCCTCGATCTTGTCGGCGTCATCGAGCTGCGTCTGCGCGTACTCCAGCATCGCCGTCTTGGTCTTCTCGGCCTTCTCGCCTTCGATTGGTATCGCGCCCTTCGCTACCGCGATATCGAGGACGCGCGTCGCCATCTCGACGTTCTGGTCCCAGTCGCGCTGCGGCGACAGCGAAGCCAGCACGCCAGCGACCGCGCGAGGCGAGACGCCGTACTGCTTGGCAAAATCATCTGCGATCTTGCGAGCGCCGCGATACCACGTTGCGGATCGGCCGCGCAGTTGCGGGTCTTGCGCGTTGTAGATCGCGGTGAGGTTCGACGCCGCATGCGAGACGAAGGCCTTAACCTTCTGCGCTACCGTCGCGCCCTTCGGCAGCTTCAGGAACGTGCCGCCGTAGCTGTCCATCAGCTTCTCGACGCCCTTGGCGAACTTCGGGTTTTCAAGCGCCTTGTTGAAAGTCTCTAAGGTCGGCGCGAGGTCTTGCCGCTTGTGCGGGTCGAAGTCCTGCTTGGCTGCTGACGGCACCGTAGTCGAGACGCGGTCCTCGGCACCACCGGCACCAACCCAGCGCCCGCGCTCATCACGCGGATGCTCGCTCTCATCGAAATATCTGAGCTGGAAAGTCGCCTGCTCCAGCCATCGCTTGCGCAGCTCATGCTCGTTGCTGAGCCGCGCGAGGACGTTCATGGGTTAGCCGCGCCGTGCCGCGCCGCCTTCGTCGCCAGCGATAGGCGGCTCGGCCCCGGTCTCGACGGCGATGCCAAAGCGGGTGGTGTGCGTCTGCGGCACCGGATGCGCGCGGGTGCCTGACCGGAGCTTGATGAAGGCGACGGTACGGGTCCACGGCGCGCTGACGACAACGGTGGTGTCCGGCTTCACCTGAAGCGTGATCTCTTCCTGTTTGTCGTTGTACAGATCGTTGAACAGATTGCCGTCGCTCGATGCCTGAAAGGTCAGGTTGGCATCGGTGAACTCCTGCGGCACCGTGATCCGCACGATGGTGCCAGCGGAGCAATCCGCAACATCGGAAAGGCTCTCGCCCTGTTGAATGGTCGGGCCGTCAACAACGATTAGTCCCATCGTATTTCCCTTTCAGGTTCTTGGTTTTCCATCCGCCTCGCGGGTGATGGCAACATTTGCCCACATTGCATTGGCGCGGTGGGCGCGCAGAATGAAAGTCTTGTCCGGGCCATCAGGCAGTATGCGCTCCAGCACGTCGGCATACTCCTTGGCTGCGATGCGGACCTTGGCCATCGCCGTCGTCTGCTCGTCGGTCGGCCTGAGATATTCGAATGTAGAGTCATGCAGCGTCGTCACTACGATCTCCTCAATTTATCGACCCAGTGCTGCAGCCTGCGAGCGATCAGGTCTTTGCGATTCCATTCCACCGCGACGCGAACGCCGTCCTCGGTCAGCCACGACCAGCCGAATGAGTGCATGGCAAGGCCCAGATGCACCAGCTCGCGGCGGCCGTTCTTGTCGATGATGTTGCCGTCAGCGACCGGGCCGCAGACGAAGAGCTGGCCCAGCACCGCGATGCCTGAGCCGCTCAACAGCGACAGCTCCAGCATCGGCTTGCTCATGACGCGCCTTCGCTCAGGCAGCGCATTGTGGACCCACGTCAAAAACTTCAGAAGCGCCGACAGTGAGGCAATGCGAAGCGCGTAGATCACGGGTCATCGCGGAAATGGTACTGACGGCTCAGGCCGTGGCGGTGGCGCATCCACATCCATCGGCGGCTTGGCGGGCTCCTGCATCTTGGTCCACAACGACTGGCGAACATACATCGTGTCGCCGTTCTGGATCAGCACGTTCTCGAAACCGAGATTGACGAGCAGCTCGGGCAGTTCGCCCTTCGCTGCATCGTCTTCGTCCGGGATGATGACAACTTGCATCGGCTAGTCCGCAGGCGGCGCTTTGACTTCGGCTTCGCCCGTGCCGTGGCACGTCGGGCACTCGGTGGGCTCGCCGTCTTCAACGACCTTGCCGCTGCCGTTACAGGTCTCGCATTTCTCAGCCATCGTCTTCTCCTCCGGGTTGCTAGGCGATCAGGGTGCCAACATCTATCGGCCGCATTTGTTGCGCAACGCCGACAGCCATCGCAAGGGCTACCATACCGTCGATCCGGCCGCTCGACTTGTTCTTGCTGAGCTTGCGGTTGGCGTCGTCCTTGCCTTCAACGACAGCACAGGCTGCGCACATTGACAGCACCGGGTTGTTGCCGTGGACGATCAGCTTGTCGCGGATCAGCTCCTCCAGCGACCGGAGCGCGGGGCTCATGCTCTGGGTGCCCTGACCAAATTCAACGAACTTGTCCTCGATCACATTGAGCGAGAAGCCCGCCTTCTCCAGCCACGGCTTCAGGTGCGCCATATTCCAGCGATCAAATGCCAGCTTGCGAATGTTGTAGCGGTTGAACAGGTCGCGCAGATGCTTGGCGACATCCTCGTACTTGATCGATGAGCCGGGGATCGTCTGCAACAGGTTCTTCTCGGCCCACATATCGTAGGGGACGCGGTCGGTGCGGCTCTTCTCCTTCAGGCCATCGGCCGGAAGCCAGAAGGTCGGATGCACATGCCACTTCTTGTCCACCGGCTGTCCTATCAGGACCAAGGCCGTGAGATCGGCCACGCTCGACAGGTCGAGCCCGCCGTAGAGCGGCGTCTGCGCGGTGAACGGCTGCACCTGTCCGCCGCAGGATTTCCACAGGCTGGCGGTGACGAATGGATTGCTCGCCTCGACCCGCTGATTGAGAACGAGGTTTCGAAACTCGGCCTCTCTGGCCGGGAGGCGTCTGGCATCTTCCGCCATCGCCAGCACTTCGGCGCGGTTCATGAACAGGTCGAGCGCCGGGTTGGCCGCCCGGATCGAGGCCAGCGTGAACGGGTCGTCGTCCATCGGCGCGGTGTTCATGCGCAGGACCGCCTTCGGGTCGGCACCGGTCGCGGCGTCATCGACCAACAGGCTGAGCAAGTCGCTGTCGGTCGGGGCCTGCGTCGAGATCACAATGGTCAGCGGGTTCTCCTGCGCTGCGGTCGCCGTCTCCAGCGCCTCGTACAGGCTGAAGCGCGGGCCTTTGACCTGTCCCAGCTCGTCGTGGATCGTCAGCACCGGGCTCAAGCCAAATGCCGTCGCGGTCTCTGAGCTGAGCGCCTTGTAAACCGTGCCAAGGCCGGGACAGTGCAACTCGCGGACGGTCTCCTTGATGCGGATCACCTTGCGCAGCCTCGGGCTCATCAGCACCATCTTGCGCGCGAGGTTGAAGATGATGCTGGCCTGATCGCGGGACTGCGCCGCGCTGTACAGCGAGCCGTTCGGCACCGCCATCGGGCCGCATAGATGCAACAGGACGATAGCCGCGCACTCGGTGGTCTTGGCGTTCTTGCGCCCCCGCGTGATGATCGCGCGCCGGGTGCCTGCCGGGTTGTCGTAGATGACCTTGAAATCCTCCCGCATGAACTCGGCCATCCTGAGCTGGACGCCGACGTACTTGCCCTCCGGGAGGAACAGGTAGTCTTGGCACCACTTGATGTTCTTCTCGGCGCGGGTCAGCGGCCTGCCAAGGATGCGCTCGTCTAGGTCCGGGTCGTCAGAGACGTAGGCGTCGTCCGGCGCGTAGGTGGCTGTCGTCACTGGTGCGTCGCCCACGGTGCCACTTCAGGGGCCTGCTCAGCTTGCTGCGGGCCTGCCACATGCGCGTTGACCCGTTGCTGGGTGGTCAGGCGCAGCTTCTCCATGATGGCCACCACGACCCTCGACTCGCGTTCGTGGAGGATGCACAGGGTGTTCAGGTGCTTCACCTGTTCGGCGTCTGTGGGGTCGAGAAGACCCGCCCGGACCTCCTGCAGGCTCTCGCCAAGCCAGCGCCCAGTGGCTATATGCCTGCAGAGCTGGATCATCAGCGGCCAGACCTCCCTCGGAAACCAATCCGGCGGGGAGGTAGCCCACAACCGGTTCCACTCCTTCGCCTCTTCAGGACTTAATTCCTCGGGAGGGTCAGGTTGTACTCCCGGAATGTCACCAAGCCCCACTCGCGTAGGTTGTACTCTCCCGGTTCCCTTTCGACCTCTTTGCATAACAGTAGGTTCCTTCTCTTTTTAGGCCGGTTCCTAGCATGGATTTTTAGCTAAGGGAGA